GGTTTATATTTGTCCCTCCCGCCGGATGCGATCACAAACTATTACTTTTGCGGGAGAGGGTGTAAAATTCTGTTTAATTAAAACTCAGGAGCAAGTATCCCATATCCTCCCCAGTCGGTATAAATCCCTAACTTTTTGGCTTCTTCTTCGCTTATCTTTAACGTGTAGCCCCTGGGGTCTCCGTTGAACTTAAAACCTTCTAAGTTTGGCAGTATCTTTGATATGATCTGCTTTACTTTCTTTGTCCTGGCTTCGTTGTCTTCCACGGTGTTACATTCGCTGATCATTCTCCGGTTTTCCTTCCTTTCCAGGCGGTTTAAAAATCCGTATATTTTCATGCCATCATACCAGTCTTCTTGTCCTGCCAGTTTAGCTAATATGGTGCAATGGTTAATAAATCTCTGGGCGTTCTCTGCTTTGATTTTCATAATATGATCCTCCTTTAGTTTTGTTCTAATTTATTGTTAATTGGATTGAAATATCTTGTAGTTGTTCCTACCTGTTTGCCTGTGAAGCGGTCAAACATCGGCGCGGTTATTAAATATCTACCGTCGGTCTGTTTGTATACTTTGAAATCCTTCATCGTTTGGCCGAAAAATTTTAAGGTCTTGCGATCAAAAAAATACGGGCTTGCATCTTCGCTAAATCTCTTTATGTCGTAAATGGTTAAGGTCTTCATAATTGTATCGTTTTTTATTGGTTTGTAGTGCTTTATTGAACTGGGTAAAGTTTAAAAGTGTATAAGGGTAAAAAATTAGGCGGGCTTTCTTTCCGTGTAAATATCCTCAGTCCCTTTATAAACATGAGCTGATTCAGCTAACTCTTGTTTGAAGTCTTTTCCATAGGGTAAATTTTTCCCCACAAATTTCCCGTTATACCAGTGAACCCACTCCACCTTAGTCCAGAACATATCGTAATAAGCAAACAAATAACCTTGTATACCTGAGCGAACATAAGCCGGTAAAAAAACAAGGTCTTTATGATTGTACACTAAATCACTTATATCATCTAATATAAGCTGGTATGATTTGTGGCTCTTTTCGGCTGAATAAAAAATGTACTTTATTTGCCCCTTTAATGCGGATTCAATCTCTAACCTTCTTTTCCAGGTTGTCTTCCTTGTATGTAGTCCCGTTTTCATAGTGCTGTTTTTTTATTGTTGTTTATATTGTTGCTGTTTGATGAAACAAAGATAGTCCAAACCATACTACGATAGCAAGGAAATTCGAATAATTATTATTGTATTCTGATATAATTAGACGTGAATAACATAGCAATCAATACAGTAAAACATTGATTACCAACACCAAGTTAGTGATGTTAGGTGTATTAGATAATACAAAGGAAAGATAAGGAATTTACTATATTAACGGAACCGAAAAGGGGCTTTTTGCCTGGTTTTAAGATCGGCAAAGAAGGTATTTATAAAGGTGTGGGACTGTTCGGTAAGTTGGTATTGACCAAAACCTACCTTTATTAAATAGCCGTATCTTATGAGGATATTAATGTAATTTGTGGCGTTCTGTTGAGTAATTGCCAGTAATTTGTAAATCTGGCAAGGTTGAAAAACATCCAAACCAAGGGACCAAATAAACAATAAAACCATTGATTGAGATTGTGTAATATGTGGACCTTGTACGTGAGTTCTACAGTAAATAAGTTGGTTGAAATTGTTAACCAACTTCATAAAATCAAGATGCGACTTTGTTGTAAAAGTATTGCCCACGTAAGAAAATTTAATTTGTTTGTACATACAAACATGTTTGCAGTCTACCTGCCCAGTATTTTATATATTCTCTACACTTTATCTTATTATCCTCAGTCCTGGTTTTGTCCGCTTCTATCTCATTACTAAACCTTTCAAGCTCCTGAAATGTTGGGACTTTTTCGTATTTTAACGGCTGAAACATAGGTGAGAATCAACGTATGATTGTATTCTTTTGTTGTAATATACTATTTGTTAGTTAGTTATAATCGGTGTAATGTGATTAGGTGCCGTATAAGGTGCGGTTGTAATTCCGAACAGCAAGGAAGGCATGTTATCAGAAACGCCTTGCAGCCTGGAAAGTAATAAACTGTATTTGAAATTTGAAAATTTGGTACCCGGTGGGTTTATAAAATCGGTTTGGTGTTGGCGACGACCCACCCGGATATGAACGATTAAATTGACCTGCTCAGACACGCTTGTTTTGTTTTGTGGAGTGCAAGATATAAAGTCCAAAACATAAAGTCAAGTACCGGTTATAAACTGAACTAACTTGTCATGTGAAAATTCCTTGTATTCTTTCATGTCATTTTTGACGGTATGGTAAAAAGTCCGGCCGCGTTTTTCAGTTTGAATGATCTCATAGTTTCTGTTGTTGACGGTAAAGAACCGGTCGGAAAAGTGGGTTATTTCTTTGTTATTCAGTATAGTTACAGGTATTTTCATTGAATTTAGCATTACTGATTTTGACGTTACGCATTGATGTATAGTTCATTAGTTGTTTGTATACCATAACAGTAAAAAATCACTATCTGTTATTTTTGATCACGTGAACATTTTTCACAATTAAAAAATGGTTGTTGTTAGTTTTTGATTTGTTGATTCCATTTTCCATTACTGATTTTGATGTTAGATACTGATTATATGTACATTAAACTATTCCATACCCTAACAATTTTTGTCAACCAACTGTCAACCTTGTCAACCATGTGGTTGACACTACAAACCGTTGGTGCTGTAGCGATACAGGCACTTTGTCAACATGGTTGACAAGCCATATAAAATATAATATATATATTTTTTCTTATAGAAATTTATATAGGTATAGGTAAAGGCGTTAAAGAAAAATCTGTCAACTGGTTGACAAATGGTTGATTTCATTGTGTATCAGTATTTTACGTGTCAACTAACTGTCAACCATTGGTTGACAAGCTATTTTTGGGATAAAATTTTAGAAATATACTGCCTTGACACTTTTAGTTCCTTGGCAATTTTGGTTTGGCTGAACCCTTCGGCTATTAATTTTTTAATCTTGTCTCTTTTGCCAAGTCCTTTATTCGCCTGTGTGATATCTCTCATTTCTGAGGTTGTTTTCGATTCGTTAAAGATGTCATTTCCGGATTTCAAGAAATACCGCATGATCTGAAAGGCTTTGTTAATATGCTCTACCCCCACCGAATGTAACTCTATCCCGTCGAAGATCATGTCAAATAGCGCCATCAGGAGAGCGAACCGTGGGATATACGTCTTAGCCTTCGACAGGTACCCCTTCATCTCATTCGATATATCCTCACTGCGCTGCCATTCGCAGATAATGTGATCTATTTCAACAAAACGCTCCAGGGCGGTATCCGTTAAGTCTATGATCACGGTATCTGAACGCTGTTCATATCTGAAGTGGCCGTTCGCCATGTTAAGGCAGTTGCGCCAGTAGTCGGCGAACCGGCCGTCGGGCTTCTGTGTCGTGAATCCATAGATGTTGCGTTCGGCGCCGGTGAAAAGAAATCTATCAATCAGTCCATTATCCGACATGTCCTTGGCCATGGATGATAATGTGTCCGGCTGTATCGTGCCGATGATGTTTATGTTCGTATTATCTATCAGGCGGGGACGGGACGAGACTCTATTCACGATATATGAGCCGTTATTGAACGACTCAAGCCAAAACTCGCCATCTGATCCTTTTCGGTAGACGTTCATATTATTGATGAAGGCTTTCAGCTCATCCCGGTAGTACATTAAACCTCTCTGGTTAAAGGACGAGACCTCGTGCAGCGCTTCCAGGGTTATGTCAGATATCATGATCTGCTTGAAGATGGGGCGTTTAGAGGACTCCTCGGGTTGCTGCTTCTTAGACTTCAGCTCTATCTGCTTCTGCTCCCACTTATCGTACTCAATATCGTGTGATAGCTTGGACAGCTTGTCAATCTCCTTGATCGGTTGCAGTATCGTGGATACCGGGTGGGACTTCATGGTACCCGGATCTCCAACTATCGCAAACCAAAATATCGTGGGGGATATCCAATTATCTTTCACTCTGAGCTTGTACTTATTACCGTTTAGGGTCGCCATGGCGGAGAGTATCGTCGTGGATAGAAAGTCTTTGCTGTAATTTAAGGACTGGTTCAGGTCCAGGATATAGTGCTGTAGGTGGACGGGGAATACCTCAATCGGAAACTGATTGATCGTGGCGTCCGGGTCACCGATCTCAAATTCCGCCGCCGGGGTGTCAAAGGTCTCCGTCCCGTGCTGGTGTTGATATAGACGGTAAGTGCTGTCGGCCCGGTTCTCGTAATCTTCATATTTGACTGGTTCAACATTCTTTGTGTCCTTGTAACGTTCATACGTGAGCTTGATCGCGTCCTCTTTTGGAATGCCATAACGGTTGCATGCTCCCAGCACCTTAACTAAATGTTTATGCTTATTGTCATCCTCGTACCGGGATGTCTTCTCCGCCCAGGTGATAAGGTTCTCAAATGTTTGTCGGATATCGGACGGGATATAGGCGGTGTCGAGGGTTTTAGCGGTTACTTTCTTTATAATCCCTTTCCCATCCCATATCTTCGAGTCTTTATTGTAATAAATCTCCGGGTCGTAGGACACGAAGCACAGCCGTGAGATATCATCAAAGTGGTCATAGTAGAGATTTTTAACTTTAGTACCTAACGCCATGACATACGCCTTATGGTTCTCGATATCGGCCGGGATCTTCACTATCGCTTTATAGCCGCTGCCCCTCGGGGATTTAAAAAGGATATGGGTATGCTCAGAGTTTATTATTAATTCTTTTTGGTGTTCCATTTCCTCTACCGGTATATGATCAAAGTCCAGGCATACAAGTCCGGAGTGCTGGGCGCATCCCTTGTCGTTGCGGTAGGTAAACTCTCCCTGCCAGCAGATAGCCGGTAGTGACGTGTTCTTGAACTTCTTTTGTTCGGGTGAGTCCGGCTCGATACTGTTTAATTTGTCAATCATCGACTGCCACTGCCCATGCTGTATTCCTTCCACAATCCTATCAACATTTACCAACTTCGGGTCGCCTGGGTCCTTGGCATTTTTAAACATCGTCACTTGAGTCATACGCAATAGGATAAAAAATCTGCCGGTGGGGTTTTGACATACCAATAGCCATAACGGGTTTGGGTCCGAACGGTTATTACTACCACCGACAGATTATGAGTTAAAATTTCTTTTAAGGTAATCCCAAACATGTGATGAAGTTGTCAGTCTTCACCGGCAAAGATAATAGCAAATTATTCGAAACTCCAAATTGTTAGTAAGTTTTGTTTGGTTATTCTAATATTCGGGTGTATATTGCGGTCGCTAATCTGGTACAATGACAACTCATAAAAACATTCAATCCCCCGACTGCAACTGCGATTCTCGCCTATTGGCTTGTACTCGATTAGCCTTTTGCGGAAGGGGGATTAATTTATTAGATATTACAAAGATGGAAAAAATGATGTTCAGGTTGGAGTTCAATGAAAAGCAACAGCATTTTCACATGGTTCACTTAACAGGCAGTGAACGTCCCGAAGGAGGACATGGATGGAAAACAATTTGTCATTCGATAGAAGACAGAATGTCAATGGAGTTTATAAACAGGATGGCTGAAAAATATTCACAGATAGGTTATTATGGAATAAAGAATGGTAAAAAAGCTAAAATGTTTCAGATTGAGGAGGATTTTGTTGATTTTATAGAAACTGCAACAAATGTTGATGTGATTGAAATACGTACATCAAAGTTAAATCCAGCAAAATATCAATGTCCTGTTATATATCAAAAAAGAAATGAAGGAGGTGTTTGTTCTCCGTGTCCTTATTGTGGTAAAAGGCATATTCACAGTATTGGTAGTGGCCACAGGATAACTCATTGTAATCCTAAATATTTAGCAAAATGTTTTAACTCAAATGGAGATGCTATTGGTATTCAGGAGAATTATTACATAATCACACTTGAGCCATGACATCCCTACACCTTACGACACTCCAAATCACCCTCAAGTCCACTCACGGCAAGGCAATTTCCGTCTCGCACCGGTTCGGGCAGAATGATCTCAGGGCATATCGCGACTTAATCAAAGAAACTTTAGAAGGCCTCGGCTTGTCCGTTGAGTTTATTTCCTTCGGGTACGATAACTGCCCGGTTGGATATGAGATACAGCCGGTGGAGGCGGGTAAGAAAGAGCCAGTTAAGCCTAAAGTTATAGAACCCGAACCAGAGAGCGACTTGGCGTCATTGCCGCAGTACCAGGGGAGGCCAAAAATATGGAAGTGAACAGGATATATAACACGAACTGTATTACTGGCATGGCTGATATTGCTGATAAATCAGTGGATTGTTGTGTTACATCGCCGCCTTATTATGGATTGAGGGATTACGGAACGGTTGATCAGATAGGTTTAGAGGAAACACCAGAAGCCTACGTTGCAAAATTGGTTCAGGCGTTCAGAGAAGTGAAGCGTGTTCTTCAAAATGACGGCACGTTATGGTTAAATCTTGGGGATTCGTATTGGGGTGGCAAAGGTCAATCAGGTCAGGCATGGAGTACGGAACATTTGGATCGTAATACTATTGAAGGTAGCCAACATCAAATATCAGGCAAGGGGGAAACACGACCTACTGATAGGAAACATTCTATTATTAAGCCCAAAGACCTAATAGGAATTCCTTGGATGGTCGCCTTTGCCTTGCGTGCCGATGGGTGGTATTTAAGGCAGGATATAATCTGGAACAAACCGAACCCCATGCCAGAATCTGTCACAGACCGTTGCACAAAGGCGCATGAGTATATTTTCCTATTGAGCAAGTCGCAGAAATACTACTACGACGCCGAGTCTATAAAAACACCGATAAAAGATGCGTCGATTCAGCGATTGCTTCAGGACATAGAAAATCAAACAGGTAGTGAACGCGTACCCTGTAAAACAAATGGGAACATGAAGGTGGTTGGTGAGTTAAGAAAAGGTTATGACCACCGTGGCACTGGAGATAAAAAACTTGCCCACCATTCAGGTAATTATGATGAAGATGGAAGTGTAATTGGAAATGGCATGGCTAATAAAAAGTCAGTCTGGACTGTAACAACCAAACCGTTTACAGATGCTCATTTCGCCACGTTTCCTGAAAAGTTAATTCAGCCCTGCATACTGGCCGGATGTCCAGAGGGGGGGGTAGTTCTTGATCCATTCATGGGTGCTGGAACGACAGCTTTAGTGGCCAGAAAACTAAATAGAAACTACATCGGATTTGAACTCAATCCAGCCTATATCAAAATCGCAGAAAAAAGAATTACAGACCAAATAGGATTATTCTTATGATGTATAAAGTCTCAGTCCTCATCACCTGCTTCAACCACGTATCCACCGTCCGCCGCGCCATCGACAGCGTACTGGCGCAGTACCAAGGGAGGCCAAAAATATGGAAGTGAACAGGATATACAACGAATCAAATCTGGAAACCATGAAGCGGATGCCAGATAATTTTCTGGATTCCATTGTCACAGATCCTCCATACGGAATTTCCTTCATGGGAAAGAAGTGGGATTACTCTATCCCGGACGTGGCAACCTTCACCGAATGTCTGCGAGTATTGAAGCCCGGAGGATACCTACTGTGTTTCTGTGGAACCCGCACCCAACATCGGATGGCTGTGAATATCGAAGATGCAGGATTTGAGTTACGTGATATAATTGCGTGGGTGTACGGATGCTTATCTGAAGATACCGAAATATTAACAATAAACGGGTGGGAACGATACAATAAAAACATTGCATTTAATCCCGTATTATGTTATCTTTGTAATGAAAATAAATTTGAATTTCACGTTCCTACAAAGAGCTATCATTATGAAAACAAACATACCGCTTACCGAATACAATCAGATAATACAGATCAAATTGTCAGTAGAAATCATCGTGTCATTGTTGAACGAAGCGGAAGAAAAGAATTTGCCTACGCAGAAACACTTGAACAGCAAGAGAATATACCCTTTTTGGAAAGTTTGTCAGATTTGCCAGAAACCATTTACTACCCGGAACAAGGAACAAGCATTACGAAACAAGACCTGCTCCATACCGTGCAGAAGCAAATTACTTCTGAGAAACAGAATTTTGCCAATTATCCCAATAGAACAACAACAAAAGACATTAATAACCTGCCCTGTGTGCCACAAACAAGTGTGGAAACCGAATGCGTGGTTAAAGAAAATAAAAAATCCAACTTGCTCAAATCGGTGCAACGGGAAACTGAGGGGCATAAATTTGACAGCAAACAAATTCGACAGAACAGGTTTGAAATTTCCCGGAACTGGATTACGGGGGGAATTAAATCCTGCATGGAAGGGCGGTGTGACTTATTTCAAAAAACATGGGAATTATTTACCTATAAAATACGTGAGGTGTCCGATAGAATTTATGGGCATGGCTCGAAAAGACGGATATGTAATGGAACACCGATTGATAATGGCAAAATCAATAAACAGAACGCTTTTAAGAACAGAGGTTGTTCATCACTTAAATCACAACCCGCAGGACAACAGGATAGAGAATCTAATGTTGTTTCAAACCAATCAAGCACACAAACTACACGAATCACAAGAGCAACGATAACCCCCATAGAGTACAAGGGGAATGTTTGGTGTGTTGAAGTCCCAACTGGAGCATTTGTAGCCAGAAGAAATGGCAAAATTTTTATTACGGGCAATTCAGGCTTCCCGAAAAGTCTATCCATCAGTAAGGCGTTGGATAAGCAGAATGGAACTTCACTTGGTTGGTTTATTGATTATATCTTAAATATTGCAGATGAAAAAGGGATAAGTAGAAAAGAACTTACAATGTTATTCCCAAGTAAAAATGGGAATCCAACAGGATGGTTATGGAATAAACAAAAAACTCAAGGAATTACCACGGAACAGTATAATACAATTAAGAACTTTTTGGAATTACCATTTGAAAATATACAACAAGCAGAACGAGAAGTAATAGGTACTGGTTGTGCTGGATTAACGGGGGGAACAATATCGAATTTTGCAGGAGAAAAAGAATTTGACATCACCGCCCCCGCCACCGATGCCGCAAAGCAATGGGATGGTTGGGGAACCGCACTAAAACCCGCAATGGAACTGATCACGATTGCTCGCAAGCCGCTATCGGAGAAAACGGTAGCCGAAAACGTCCTGAAGTGGGGAACGGGTGGGATAAATATTGACGGGTGTAGGGTTGAAACAAACCCCGAAGTTGACGATATGCTACGTACCGTTGAACGTAAAGAACGTGAGGCCCCGTTATGGAAAGATGGGAGTGGATTTAAAAACGAGAATAATAAATTAACTGGAGTACCAAGTTCAGGTAGGTTCCCCGCCAACCTTATTGTTTCTTATCCAGAAAATGAGTGTCTTTGTAAAGATAATTTAAGCAAGGAACAAAAAGATAAACTTTATAAATGGCTGAATGAGAACACCTAATTGTAAATGTTTTATTTGTGATAAACCAATGTATCGACGACCACATGAGTTGGTTAAAGTTAGATATGTTGCGTGTTATAAACACCGAGAACAATGTAAAAAAATATTTCCTATTACCGATTGTCAAAAAGAATCATTGCAACTTGGCAGATTAAAGGGTACAAATCATTTATCTGGAATACCTAAAAGCAAAGAATCAAACATAAAGCGTTCAGAATCACATAAAAAATGGTGTGCCGAAAATCGAAATAAGATAATTGATCGTGGAAAAAAATGCCGTGGTGAAAATCATTATCAATGGAAAGGCGGAATTTCCAGATTAAATATTTCTATTAGGACAATGACTGAAAATAGAAATTGGATGGATGCCGTGAAGATACGCGATGGTAAGTGTGTAAGATGTGGCAGTATTGATGAATTAGAAAGCCACCATAAAATTGAATTGTCAAAGATTATCGAGATTTTTAACATTAAAAGCAGAAATGATGCAAGGGTTTGCAATGAGTTGTGGGATATTGAAAATGGGATAACGCTATGTTGTAAATGCCATTGCGAAGAACATAACAGAAAATACGTTCCAAATTTTAAAGGCAGAAGAAATGGTAAAAATAGAACAGCCGTTGTACGATAAAATGCCTAATGATATTAAGGCAATGTTTAATATTTTACCAAATTCAGGAAAGGATGAAGTGGTGGCGATGTTTCCGATAAATGGCGGTGCTGCTGCTCCGGTAAAGCGTGGCATGGATGGTAAGTCGAATGGTATTTATGGCGACTTCTCACAGAAAGGTGACGACGGTGAATCATTTTATGGCGATAAGGGTTCCGCTGCCCGATTCTTTTACTGCGCCAAGGTAAGTCCTTCCGAAAGGAATATGGGTTGCGGTGGCATAGAACCAAAGCATAAAGACGACGAGTACCGAAACAGAACCGGAGATCCGTTTGTTGACAGAATGCACGGATTTACAACTCCACAAAAGAACAACCACCCAACGGTAAAACCACTGGCCTTAATGCGCTATTTGGTAAGGCTTGTCACTCAGCCAAATGGTTTAGTCTATGATCCGTTCTCAGGAAGTGGATCTACGTTAATCTCCTGTAAACAGGAAGGATTCAATTTTATTGGTTCTGAGTTACAGGAAGAATATATCCAGATAGCCACGGCGAGAATTAGTGCAGCAACTCCTGAAAACAAACAACTCACACTCTTATGACATACAAAGTCTCAGTCCTCATCACCTGCTACAACCACGTATCCACTGTCCGCCGCGCCATCGACAGCGTCCTGGCGCAGGTTACAACGTTCCCAGTCCAGATCATCGTCTGTGATGACGGTTCAACGGACGGGAGTCGGGGGATAATCCAAGAATATTATGACAACAACTTGTTGTCATGTATTGAGTTTCCGCAGCACCTGGGCATGATGAAGAACTACGCGGTAGGACTGAGCCGGTGCAAGGGTGAGTACATAAGTCTCTGTGACGCGGACGACTGGTTTTACAGTCATAACAAACTTCAAAAACAAGTCGAGTTTATGGATGCGCACGATGATGTGGCGTTAAGTGTCCATGATGTGTTGGTGGAGCGTGGCAATAACATCACCAGTGTCCGCAGCACCGCGCCGATCACCTTCGACACTTTACTTAAAGGTTCGGCCTGTATCTATGCCCAGTCCTACATGATCCGCCGGTGTGACTTCAAGGCACATGTGGACATGGATGAGTTTATCCGCAAGGGCTTTCACGTATGGGACTTGCCGATTGTTCTAACACTGGTCAGGCATTACAAACTCGCCCGGATGCCTGAGTTCTACGGCTCAGTGTTTTGTATCATGGATGAGTCCGTGACGCATACCCGCGACAGGATAAAGCGTCTTAAGTACGTTATCGGCAACCATAAAATCCGGTTTGATTTCATCTGGCGGTATGGCTGCAAGGTTTCCACGGTTTTATATCTCCTGTATCGGTTTGTCCGGGACATGATTTCCATAATCCTCAAACGATGGTAAAAAATTTGATTTATAAGGCCGCGCAGGGCTTCAGCCCGCTCCCACTGTATCTGGCGGTAAATATCACCAACCGGTGCAACCGGACATGTTCGTTCTGCCCGTACCACTCTCCAACGTTAGCCGATACTGAGCATAACCGGTGGGTGAAGTCACAGCCCAAAGACATGGACGTGGAGAAGTTCCATTTGTTCCTTCACAACATAAAGCACAAGGTGAAGCACATCGCCATTACCGGTAAGGGTGAGCCAATGATGCACCCTCATTTTATGCTGTTCTGTGATACCGTTGACATGTACGGGATACCATTCTCCGTGACGACCAACGGTGATTATTTGACTACCGATAAGCAGTGGCTCCTGGAACAGTTCGAGAACCTAAAGCTGGTTCGCGTGTCGGTATATGATAATCCACAGCACTGGTTGGACGTACAGGCTGAGAATATCATCCCGATAGAACTGTTCAACCAGACGGGAGGGCATATCGACGGAATGGAGGATGGCTTCACTGTGTACTGCGAGGGCAACGCGCCCAGTACCCGGCCAAAAGACTTCAACACAAAAACCACTTGCCGCGCCCCGTTCTCATTCATCACAATAAACACCGACGGCTCACTTGTTCCATGCTACTCGTACAATGAGGTGGGGAATGGATTCACGGAAAAGTTTGGCCGCATCTGGAACGGTTCAAATATGAGGCGGTTCCGCAAGGACGCATTAACGATGACCGCAAGGTGCAGTGACTGTAAAAACTGCTCATTATGAGGATCACGATACGCAAAATAGCCAAGTGGAAAATATATTTTGACCGGGCAAGAACCTACGTCAGTTATGTTCAGTTCATGGGAACGGCATACATCGTCCTGAAGTTATTGCACAACAGTCCGTTGAAGACATGGATTTTCGATCATTGGTATGTTTCATTCCCTGTGATCTTTGTGGTTTTCTTCGGAGCGTGTATGGTGATAGGATGGCTTGAGTCGCTTCTGAAGATCCGCGAATACGAACAAGAGAATGTGTCGGCCACCAATCCTGAGTGGACGCGGCTGATGAACGACATCAAGGAGATAAAGGCAAAATTATGATACAACTCCGCGACTACCAAATTGATATATCGGACAAAGCAAGTCAATCTTTGCGCGATCATAAAATAGCCTATCTGTGCTGTGAGACAAGAACTGGCAAGACGATCATCGCCATGGAAACCATCAAAAAATACGGTGCGAAAAATGTTCTGTTCGTCACTAAACTAAAGGCGATACCGTCCATCGTTTCGGATTACCAGTCGTATGTGAATGACTTTGAGTGTACCGTGATCAATTACGACTCGCTGCATAAGGTTCAGGGGTCATTCGATTTGGTGGTCTGTGATGAATCGCATTCACTTTCGGCTTTTCCCAAGCAAAGTAAGCGCGTCAAAGATATCAAGCGCCTTACGTTAGGACTACCAATAATCTATCTGTCAGCAACTCCTTCGCCAGAGAGCTTCAGCCAGTTGTACCACCAGTTCTACATCAGTTCGTTCAGCCCGTTCGCGCAGTATAAGAACTTTTACCACTGGGCAAAGGTGTTCGTGGACGTGAAGGTGCAGTATTTGTACGGGAGAACCGTTAACGATTACTCCGGCGCCAGGATCAAGGACATTGAGCCGTTCGTCAAACATCTGTTTTTCTCACAGACTCAGGTTGACAGCGGATTTGAGAACCGGATTGAAGAAAGTGTTATTTACGTCCCGATGTCGGAAGGACAGAAAATATTAATCAACAGGATAAACAAGGACGGAGTGTTCACTGGAAGAACTGGCGCAACCATCCTGGCCGATACCGCTGTTAAGAAAATGAGCAAGATCCACCAGATATGCAGCGGCACTGTGAAGGACGAGGCCGGGATAGGACATGTCCTTACGTCTGCCAAGGCTGAGAAGATTAAAGAAATGTTTGCCGGGAAGAAAATAGCGGTTTTTTATCATTTCGTGGCTGAGTTTGAGATGCTAAAGGCCGTGTTCCCGAACTGGACAGCGATACCGGAGGAATTTCAGGCCGACAACGAAAAAACATTCTTGGGGCAGTTCGTTTCCTCACGCGAGGGGGTCCGACTGGACACGGCTTTTGCTATCATTTTTATTAACATACCTTATTCGTTTCTCTCGTATGAACAGGGCCGGAACCGGATTGTCAGCAAAGAACGCACTGAAAAGGCGCGTCTTTACTGGGTGTTCGCGGAGGACGGAATTGAGGAAAAGATTTATAAAGTTCTAAAAAGCAAAAAAGACTACACATCATTTCACTATAAAAAAGATTTCCATGTCGGAGTCAAAGTTCCAAAGCAGGCTAATCAAGCAGTACACAAATCAAGGGTGGTACGTGGTGAAGCTCATACAGACGAATCGAAACGGCATCTCAGACCTACTGCTACTGCCCAGCTTGCCATTACGCTGCATGGGACATGAGCCGTTCTTTATTGAGGTTAAGGCAGAAAAAGGACGTGTATCAAAACTCCAGGAGTACCGCGCAAGTGAAATCGAGAAGATAACTGGTTACAAGACATTATTTTTATATGAAGGAGAAGAAAAAAAGGCCGAGGATTAAAAAGCGAAGGACGCTACTTGCTACCACCGATGCAGCGAAAGTCAAGCTCCGGCCTACACCTTGACTAAACGATAGCGGTATCTTAAATTTGGCCGCATGACACTTGAAACCATAGCCCAGCATATTTCGCAGTTCACCTCTGAACCGTTGCAACCTGAACTGTTCGCCACGTTATACGACGGTGCGACGTTAAAGCTGTTCTTGCAGAGGTACGCGGAGAAGGACTATTTTGCGCTGAGAAAGTTCAAGAAAGTCAAAGGCGATACGACTCAGCCGCTTATCGTGACTGATGGAGTGGCAATAATACCATCCGACTTATACGCGATAGAAGACGCGTACTATAAGAACGGTTCGATAACCGTCCGCATCAACATGCTGGACGATAAAGCATTTGACGTGATGTGTGCGCATAAGATTGAGTTCCCGTCAAAGCTGTTTCCAGTCGGTAACATGCAGGCGAATTATATCCGGTTCAGGCCGCTTGATGTCAAGTACGTCACACTGAGTTATTTCGCCAAGCCGGAGCCGGTAACATATGCCGTGATCAGCACCAACGGTTATGCCGAGTTCAACGCCGATGTATCGTCACCAGTTCTATGGAACGAATCGGACGTGGTGTTTATCGAACAGTTCATACTTCAATCTTTAGGAATTTCCGTAAATCAAACAGACTTAATCCAAAAACAAAACCAAAAATGAAAAAAATCATCTTGATGGCTATTGCCATTTTACTTACCTGCTCTGCTTTTGCACAGCAGACGAAAAAGCATCAGATATTCGTCCTGCCGACAAGGGCAACTACGTTCGGCGAGTTCGTCAAGATCAATGACTTTTTTTACGTTATAGCTGACAGCACTTTATATTGTTCAAAGGTTGCTGTTGGGCCTAATGCCAATGGCACGTACCTTTTAGCCTCTACAACCCGCTACAACGTCGCTAATATGGCGGTTGTTGCCGGTGTGGTTACCGCTTCGTCCGGAACATTCAGCACAACACTCGACGTTACCGGTACCGGAACATTCCTTGGGGCGTTACGAGCCGCGGGGGCAGTGGGACTCGGTACATCTTACAACAAGTTTACCGTCGCCGCAGCTACAGGGAACACGGCTATTGCCGGAACACTGGCAGTAAGCGGTGCTACCATTACACTACCGGGCGGCAACACTCTGGCCAAGACAGCTACCAATGCCAACAGTACCACAATTAATCATTCACTGGTGGTCACTGACTCGCTTACCGCACCAAAATTTTACGGTACGGCCGCATCAGTAGCAACCACTTTGACTCTCCCTGGAACCACAAATACCGTTACCAAGACTACCGGCAATGCAAACAGCGTATCCTTCGCGCATAGCGTGAGGGCCACTGACACCATCGCATCGGCTACCGTCGCAGGTACTACAAGGGTTCTCGTCGGGACTATACCACTTACCGCATCTACCGGAAAGGTTGCAGCAGACAGTCTCAGCGCAAAGCGTGTAGTTATCAGCGATACATTGCAGGGGCTTGTTCTTTACAGTGCTGCCGGAACCAAATACAGGCTTCGTGTTACCGCATCAGGCAATTTAACGTTAGTTGTAGTACCGTAGTCAGGTGACACTATTCCAGATATATAACCTGGCGAGTTACATCGCAGGACGATACGAGAGTGGCGGAGCGATACCGCCCTCTCGTCTTAATTTACTGCTTCCGATGGTTCAGGATGAGTGGTATCAGGCGCTTATGAACGAGATCATTGCGGCTTCGGCGGACCCGGCCTTGTTAAATAAGGTTCTGTCCACCACGCCACTGATCCCATTCAAGAAAACGGAGGATATCGACATAGATGCGGACGGACTTGGCGTGGTGCCGTCGGACTATCGCCGTTACATCGTTGCCTTTACCACATCGGACAATATTTCCGATCCGCTGTCTCAGGTTCCGGCCATCCGCAAGGTGGATATCGTCAGTGATGAACTGTTCGTCAAGAAGCAGCGCGATGTGTTTACCCGGCCCAAGGTGACTCCATTCGGGAGAGTAAGTTCTGACGGCCTGCACGTCGTACCATACGATGTCCTTACTGTAAGACTGGACTATTTCAGCAATCCGACTACGCCATATTATGATTACTGCCAGGATGCACTCAGTCCAAGCATTATCATTTACATGCCAACGGGAACATATGTTAGCGACAAACCATATCCTAAGATCACTCCGGGTCCAGACCCTACCGATCCACCTTCCATAGATTCCGCCACAACAGTAGTGTACAATCTATATCAAAGAGTTGGTGCATTTGGTAGTCTACTATTAAAGGAAAATGTGATAAAGCCGGAGATGACAGGTACTTTATATTGGTCGTTAACCGTCGAACTTGAGTGGGAGTCTCAATACTTATATCGGTTTGTGTATTTTATCCTGAGTAAGATTGGAATAAATCTCTCAGAAAAAGAAATCGCCCAGTACGCAATGGAGATGTCGAAATGAAAAAAGACGTATTAGTTCAGCAGGTTAAAGATATTTGCGGTTTGGAGTTTTCGGACCGCAGCGTTGCACTGCATCTGAGCAATGTGTTTTCCCAGGTGGTCGGGCAGTTGTTTAATGCCGACAACAACCAGTACAACTACTACACCAAGCGCGTGACTCTGCCGGTTACGAACCGTGTCGCAGAGATAACCATTCCGATCATCCAGACGCGTTCTAACGCCAAAGGCATTGTCCGTATTCTGCCGGTGAGTTCTGATGCGGCCTGTGACCCGGACGACACCGAGTTTTACCCATCGCCATCCTACAGCCTAAATTCGTCATCCGACGCCAACCATATCAACGGGTTCGTGTTCTATGTGGTCACCGGAACGACAGTGCGGTTCAACCGTTCACTGCCTAAAGACGTGACTCAGGTTCTGGCTGATGTGGTGGTAAGTTTCGACGCGTATGAGGACGAGGAGGAGATATCACTTCCGGCCGGTGTCGCTCAGACAATCATTGACGGGGCGGTTGCCGCGATAAAAGGAGATCCTTCTTCCAGTAACATTTACAAAAAGGCTTGATGCAAAAGTTTTCTGACGTTCGTGGTTTCAAGGATGTAAGGATGAACTTGGACAGTTCACCTGAAATGCTTGCGCCTAACGAGGTGGGCATGGTACGGAACATGATCGAGGAGAACTCATCCGGGCGCCTTGTGAACATGCGTGGCTTTGATTCGGTGATGGCCATGACGATCAATACCGGCTTTACAATGCCGGTTGGCGATTTTAAATGCGTCGGAACTACCAAAGACATTAATGCCGGGACGATAATCTATTTCCTGGCGGACGTAACGACTGATCGTGCCAAAGCCGACCGGAAACATTGCATTTTAAGAATGTTCACGTCCAATAAAAAACTGGAGTGGATCCTTTATAGTCAGTACCTCCTCAATTTCCAGTATAATTACCGCGTCTCAGCCTCCACAATCGACGATCTGTTGTACTTCACTGATGGATACGAGGGGACGCCGTTCGTGGATTACAACCCGCCGCGCAAGGTGAACATGGTCAAGGCTGCGGGTATGACAAATCCGTTCAATGGTTCCAATACATATCAACCCGGTATGGTGGTTTCGTATTTAGGCAAGTCTTACCGTTGCCTGAGTGTCACGTCGGCCTATCCATTAACCGGAACGACGGTTGATATCCATTGGGAGACTGCCAACGTCGGAGTGTATTCAGCACTTACATGGCATATACTGGACCGAATCAAGTGGCCACCGGCCTATGCACCGGGGCCGAGTTATGATGATGATGCGAACAGGGTTGTGAACAAATTGCACAATAAACTGTTTCAGTTTTCGTACCGCTATGTGTACGATGACAACGAGAAATCAGTTTGGAGTCCCCCAAGTATTGTTCCATTACCATCACGTCCTGAACTTCTTAATGGCGCTTACAATGAAGATATTCGAATTGACAATGTGATTAATGTTTGGGTTAATACTGGAGTTTCCGAGGTTAAAACAATAGAAATATCAGTACGTGTACTGAATACGGGCAACTGGCAGTTGATAAAAAGAATTTACAAGTACGATTCTGCCGGGGAACGTGAAACTGGTATGCTTGATGACATCAATGTTGTTTACCTGTTTTACGATGACGATATTGCGGAGGGTCTCACCCAAACTGAGTGTAACCGGCCATATGATGCCGTTCCGCAGATATCGGCACATAATGAGATTATTGAGAAGAATAGAATAGTGGACGGTAATTACATTGAGGGGTACGATAACACCAATATAGACGTTGCATTATCCGTTGCGTCACAACAGGTTACAGTAGGTAAAATAATAAAATCAATAGACAACACGGCTGTAGTGTCTCAGCAATTTGGATGTAGCCAAGGAGACCAGTTTTACGGAGGGTCTATCAATTTACTCACACCTACTTCGGGAGTTGACTTTTGGGAGCCAGGTTTTACTTATGTAATACAAATTTCCTGTCTGCCAGGGAGATATAACAATCCAGAACCAGCTACATGGCATCCGATAACATACCCTCCTGCTGACGAAATAGCAGCTCAAGTATTTGGTAGTTTTTGGGATGAGCCGATTCATGGATACGCCACGGTGGTAGCAAGTAGCCAGATGTCCTTAAAAGATTTTATTGAAGAAGCCTGCGCGCAACTTCGAGTTCGTACAACATATGGAAGATTAATTACACTTGATGCGTGGACGTTTAAAGGATTTGGCGGAGTGAGTGGATTGTATGACGCTGTACATGGGAGTCCTGGTACTCCGCCGGTAGACGTAAATTCTATTGGTTTTATAATTGAAGTCACAAATTCTAATGGGAATCCATGGGGAACATGTGTTAATTGTTCCAAGGTAGACGTGGAGATTCTAAAACTATCAAACAACAGTGTACTGCATACATTCAAGTCTGGATCGCACCATCCATTTGGTATCGTATATAAGGACAGGGCTAACCGAAAGTCCACGGTAAACACATCAACAGAATCAATAGCATATGTCCCATCACAGGTTGAATCACAGACAGAACACCGAATATTACAGAATACAATCAAGTGGGAGATTAACCACTTACCTCCAATTTGGGCTACCCATTATCAGTGGGTGTATGCAAGAAATTCATCTATAAGTTATTATATATACGCGTCCATTGTTAATATAAGCAATACAGCATATACTCCAAATGTTTCTGCATTACACTATACAAGCATAAACATAAATGAATATATTGTCCAGACTAAACACGAGTTGACAAAATTTAACCTATCACCTTATGATTTTGTTCCAGGTGACAGGATACGTTTTATTCTTAATCGTGACGGGAGCGACTATAAAACGTTCCCATTTTCAATAGACACTGAAATTCTTGGAGTTTTTTGGCCAGACGGAGCTACTGGATACCAACAAGACACGAGTTTGGAAACCGATAATTTTATAAGAGATGGAAACGGAAACAAAATTCGATCCATTAACACAGCCACATTTATTATAGGCAAGATCAATTTTTCAGGACTGGGGATATCAAAAGACAATACTATTGTAGAGATTTACCGCCCTAATAACAACACAGAACGGTTAGTGTACTATGATTTTGGCCCCCCACTACCCATACTCAATCCTCATACGGATAACAGGTTCCATTCTTTTCAATGCACCCCTGCTACAAGTGAAACAAATGCACCCGTAACAAACTCATGGAACAGAGATCAAACGCAACAAGTTTCAGCAAGAGGCACATTTACATACGGGGATGCTTATGTTGGGTATCGTCAGATGCACAACTGTTTCCCGGTAGAAAGAAACTCGTATTCTGATTTTTATAATAGTGACGCCATTAATATTGGCTTATACAATATTGAGTTTCGGGATGCTCGCAGAACGAAATATGTATCCAAACTCCTTTACTCCGGCCTGTTCATACAGGACACCAGAATTAACAACCTCTCTCACGTTGACAGCTCTGACTCCGTTACGTTAGCCGAGAAGTACGGCCCGATCAACCATATCGAGGAGGTTGGGTTCACGTTAAAGATTTTACAAACCTCAAAACAGTCGTCGTTATATATCGGCAGGGCCGGTGTGACACAGCCCAGTTCGGAGTCCAAAGAGATACTGTCCTCAACGAAGGACGTCCTTGGAACGCTTATTGTCCACGACTCAGACTTTGGTACGGTTCATCCGGGATCGGTGGTTAAGAACGAGACACGGGCATATTTCTTCGACTTTAATTCTCACGCTATCTGCCGGGATGATGGTAACGGTATCCAGAACTTGTGCGTGGATTATAACATCAACTCGTTCATGCACGAAGCATGTACAGCCTTTGGCAGTGCGGACAACGTGGACGTGATCGCATCCTTTGATCAGGAGAACAGTTTAGTGATCTGGACATTCACCGATAAGACAACGGCATCCAACTCCTTTACACTGGCCTTCCGTGATACCGGTGGCAGTAAACAGGACGGGTTCGTGGCATTTTTTGACTTCATGCCGGACGAATACGGTTTCAGCAAGAAAGTCATTACGTCCTTCAGTGGTAATGAGCTTTGGGTTCACAACTCAAATACCGCGCCAAGGTCTAATTTCTACGGCGTACAATACCCTTACTGGGTGACCGTTGTGCTGAATAAGCTCCTGTTGATATTCAAACGGTGGTTGACTATATTTGTTGGTAGCAGTAAAAAGTTCTCCGCACCGGTGGCCGGGGATATTTCGATACCTGCAACAGACAACAACCCTATCGGGATGATGTCGCTTCTGAAAGCCGGTGCATTTACCTCAGTAAACGGGAAGTTCGTGGCCGAGTTCGGAAAGAACATGACTACGAGAAGCCTCACTCCGGCGATCAGTGACCTGGTTGACGGTGACGACCTGCAAGGCCAGAGTCTTTCAGTGAAGCTGCAAGGTGAAGAAACGACGGAGCATAAATTATTAAGTGTTGAAGTAACGGGAGTGGCATTATGAACGTATCGGGATGGGTTTCATTCAAACAAATTGTTGACGACATAATGTTGGCTTGGGGAGATTCATCTGACCCTGGCCAATTCATGCGACTGCTCAATTTCGCCATTAAAGGCTACGAAGGACTCAGGCTGCAAAGCCTACCGGCGACTAAACCGGTTATATTGCCTATTCAGACTGAGATGCGCGTGGTTGTACTGCCCAACGATTTCTTAAAGTTCGTCAGTATCGGTATCGTTCACGATGGCCGGTTCTTTGCGTTCACTCCAAGGTCAGATATGCCGGTATTGTCCACGGACGACTGCGGTGTATCAACCCGCGATACGGTGGTGTATCCGGTAACGCAGTCCACGTTCAAAGCATATTACTCACTGGATACCGAGAACAGGCGCGTGATCATCGACGCTCCGATAAGTGTCGCCGAAGTGACACTGAACTACACTCCTACCGGAGTCAGCATGGACGGTGTTACCTATATTCCGAGAATGGCAAGGGCCGTCGTGCAAGCCTATGCTGAGAATGAGTGGGTAAAGCGCGACAAGGCATTCACGGTTACCGATAAGGCCATTTTCGACCGGGACTACATCAAGGCTTTGAACGTATTTCACGGGTATCAGTTCGATGCTGACGAGATATTCCAGGAGTACTACACACATATTTTAACGGGCAAACAATATTAATCATGGTAGGCGAAATTTTAGGCATAGCGAACACGGTTCTGGGGTTGTTAAATTCCAACAAGTCCCACGACGAGAACAATGCCAACCTTGAGGCAATCAAGCAGCAGCAGAAAGTAAGTGCAGCGGCACAACAGGCCAAAAACATATATGCCGAACAAGCCTCCCGCGGACTTGCTGGTTACGAGACGATGAAGGCCGACATAAACAATCAACTTCCAACGACATTAGGTGAGGCACAGGACTGGTTAAGCGGTGGCGGCGTAGTTGACTTCCTTACCAAACAGAGTGCCGCACAGAACAGCCAACTTCGCAACCTTGACATGGCAAACGAACAGGCCAGAAATGCCAACATGGACGCGTATGCAAGGTATCTGGGTGGGCCGATGGCGGCAATGGAGGCGAATGTCCTTGGGAATAAAACGGACATTGGACTACTGCAAGGACAGAATGAGATGAATAAAAACTCATTACAGAACGACTTTATGACCTCACTCACCGGTACGGCCGGGAAATTCCTGGATGGGAATTGGGCGAAGATCATCGCGCTGCTGAGTGGGAAGGGACAAGCACCAATCGACTTTAATTCACAACGACAAGATTACGGGATGGGTAGCTCTAATTTCAGTACACCGGACAACCGGCATTATAATGTTGATGAATAACACATGAACCGAAACATAACCTTCCAACGGCAGTACGATCCGTTCACAGCACCGGAGCCGGTATCCGATCCACAGGGTACTGAGAATTTTATCAATACCATTGCCGCGTTCCAAGATCCAAAAGGAACCCTTCAGCGGTTACAGGCCGAACAGGTGGCCAAGACTATGGCCGACCTGAAAACGGATGATATTGACGCCACTCACCAGAACCTTGCCAACAAAGCCATTAACGATTATATCCAGTACGCAAAAGGACTTTACAAGAATCAAACTGGACTAAACCGCCTGAACCTTAACGCCGATCAGACATTACAGCAGAATCAGGCATACAAGAAACTTATCGGCCAGGTAACGGCGCTCAAAGGACTTTCGAAGGATTATAATGAGACGTTGCAGGCGGCGACACAGGACTTACGTGCCGGAACGATTACTGAGGAAGAATACAAGCAGTTCGTAAAAGACCTTGACACAAAAACAAAAGGCGCACAAAGCATCAATGATATTCCTATTGCCCGGTCAGTGTATAATAATTACGTCGGTTCCAAACCTTACGACTGGAAATCCATGAGTGGAGACCTTGATGCGGCGCTTAAAGGAGCCAAAACAGACAGAGGTGTACTGAAGGAAGGAATGGAACGGTACAATACTGAAAAACTTAATCCTATCCCAACGGCTACAAGTTTATTTGATTACAACCAAAAATGGCGCAACTTCTGGATGTCACAAACCGGAGGTGGTGAAACGTTGGCACGTAAAGCAGCACTGGACTATGCTGAAAAGTTCAGAAAGGACGACAAGACGTGGGGTGGAAATGTAGCACAACCACATACAACAATAAATAACGGAGGTGGACAAGGTGGTAATTTCAAGGGAATAAAATTAATACCAAGGGATGCTGATGCCGATGGGTACGTTTGGGATCTTTCCGGATTGTCACGCAAGCCGAAATGGACTGGCACGTTAAAAGTTAAGGGTGCTGATGGGAATTATACTGACTTAAACTTAGAAAATGCCGATGTTATACAGATTCATTCCGGTAATGGACAGGCGTGGATGACTGTTCAAGGAAAACCAAAAGGCGATCCGGCAGGCAGTCCTTCTATCAATGTTACGGTTCCCACAGTGGCAAGATCCGTTATGACTGACTTGAAAGGCAGAAAAACAGGACTGGATGGATGGGATTCTCCTGAGTCCGGAGAGTTCGGAGCAACAGTAGAACCGCCAACTAAACAGCAACCAGTTTCCACCACGCCGAACAAAACATGGAGGCCGAAATAATGGACGAAAAAAACTTAAAGTCGTTATATGATTTTGCGGTGTCCAATAAATTGGATATTGGCGATTACCAGTCATTTAAAACCGGAATGGAGAAGCCGGAAAACAGGAAAAGTTTTCACGACTTTGCTACTCAAAACAAACTGGACGTTGGTGGATATAATGAGTTCGAATCCAACTGGACATTAAAAAAAAAAGAACCTACCGGTTCTGGCGATGTAACGTTACAACCATTCGAAAGCCAGAGTCCTTCACGATCATCCTTATCTGGCGAGGCCGTAGTGGAGTCACCCGTCGTACCTTCATCTACTCAAAGTCCAGCATCAGTAGTTGACAATCCGCCGAACATTGCAGAAATAAAACTGCAAAACATTGAAGAAGGAACGTCAAAACCGTTCATGGATTGGGATAAAAAGGCAGCAGAATCTTCATTTGATTACATATTAGCTGATGGGTTAAATAATTCATTGATAGGAATGGCTTATAAAGCCAAAGAGGGACGCCCTATAATGACTACTGACATTACCGACTACCAGCCCAGCACACCGGAGAAAGTTGCATCCATGTTCACGTCACTGGTAATTGACTTGCCGTCATTCGGACCTGGCGGGTCTATTGGTGGAGGTGTTGCTAAAGCTGGTGTAGGCATGCTTGCAAAATCCGCTGTAAAAAAAGCGGTATCCGTTGCAGTAAAAGAAGGCATGACAGAGACCGCAGCAAAGGAGTTCATCAAACAGACGGCTAAGAATATTGTCACTCATCCGATGTCCGTACTGTCACAGTCGGCTGCACAAGGGGCTGGCGCATTAGGCGCGTATGATGCGGCAAGAGATGTATTGACGCAAATTGGAGATGGCGCCGACCCTAACGATGTGGACTGGGGCCAAACAGCAAAAGCGTTTGGTAAGGGATCTATACTTGGTGGCATTGTGGGTGGTATAGGGTATGGCACTGCGATGGCAAGTAAGGCCGCAACGAAAGCATTTTCAGGTCTTACTGAGAAGGCGGCAAAGGCAGCCATTAACACAACAGGATTTGGTGTAGAAAATGTGGCCTTTGTTACTGGTGGTGCTATGCTTGAAGGGAAAAAATGGAAGGATATTACGAACGAAGACTGGATCATGTCGTTCGCAACTCTTGGTGGACTAAAAGGAATCCATGCGGCCGGGAAATTTATAAAATCAAATAATTTCACGTCTGACAAGGCCAATAAAGGAGAGTTTAAGATAGAATTTACACCCGAAGAACTCAGGTCTATGGGTGAGGGCGCTGAAACAAAATGGATTGAAACGCCTGAAACGTTTTTAAAAGATCCACAAGTACCTCAAAGTGCAAAAATTAAGATTGCATGGGCTACTGAGGGTATAAGGCCGAGTGTTATTCCTGCGATTGATGGCGTTGTTATTACTCCTGTTGGAGAAAAATTCAATGTAACGACCAACAATAACAAAGGAGAGGTGGTTACATCTGTCGATTATGCCACAATGGAAGAAGCTAATTCAGAAGCGATACGTGCATATTCAGTCATTAAAGACGCAAAATTAAACAACGAATCAGCAGAATTAACACTTCAGCAAAAGGCAGAGGTTGTGGAACAATCCAAGTCCGCAGGTATTGATCTCAATGAAGTCAATGAAGCAAAAGATAAAGAGCCACTGGAAAGAAACCAGAACGAAACCAAGGCCGTACAGGAATTTAATAAAATAGTTACCACAGTAAAACAAACTCCGACCGCAGCGGAGGACAAGCCTGCGGATGTGCCGGTTGAGCCTACCCCCGAACCCGTCCGGCAGGCGGGGGGGGAAGTGCAGAATAAACTTGACGAAATAGGTAAAGAGAACCCTAAATCTATTGAGAAATTAGATAGAATTGCCAATAATGGAAGGCAAAGTGAGTGGGCAGTTGTAACTGATGAAAAAGGAAATATTATAAGTACCCAATTAGAATCAGATAAGGGCATCATATCTCCCAATGCAGGAGTAAATTGGGAACCAGAAAAACCGTCTATTATTATACATACTCATCCTGACAATTCAATATTTTCAATAGAAGATATTGCGATGTTGTGGAGGGGTGGTACGAAAGAAATCAGAGTTGTATTGCCTAATGGAGATGTTGTTTCTGCAAAAAGGATAATTCCCGAAGGAGAAATATATTTCGATAGGTTAAAAACAAACAAAGGAACAATACCTCAAATTAAAAAGATATGGGATGATATTGAAAATGAAATATTTGATAGCGGGAAGTCAAAAGATTTAACAACGGAAGAAATAATTCAAAAGATAAACGATGAAATTGCCCCTAAAATCGGTATCGAGATAACTAAAAATCAACTTTCTGATTACAACGAACCGTGGGTTAAAGAAATAAAAACCACAAATCAATCAATATCCGAAGCCTATCACAAGGCCAAGGCAGACGGGAGTAACCCTGAACTTGTCAAGGCAGTTGAAGATGCTATTACCCCGCCCTCAGCGGTTAAGCCTTCGGAAGTCAAACCAGAAATACCTATCGAAAATGGGCAAGAAGAAAAAGGGCGGCTGCAAGTAAGTGAGCCTATATCCGAAGAAAAGGTGCCTGTAGAGATGCAGGCACCTATCACAGAGACTAAGGCTGAATCCGTAAACCCGATCGAAGTACCAAAGGAAGAACCATCGGTTGTTGCCGAAAAACCAGTCACTCCCACTGAAGGAAATAGAGGTAAGATAATTGAGCCACATAAAGAGGTAAGTATAAGTCAAGTTAAAGCGGTAGAAGATGTAGTGAGTGGACTTAATACAGACATGAAGCCAATGGAGGCGTCGATGTTGTATTCTACCGTAAAGGACATGGATTTAAAATCTATAAGTTCCGAAAATGGAACAGAGGTAATAACCATTAAGGACAAAATAAAGGAAAAATTATTTAAGTCATTAGATAAAAAAGGTTATGTATCTTCTTTTGGCGATGGAGAATATTCCATAACACCAAAAGGTGAGCAGTTTATCGAATGTGTAAAGAAAAGAATTGAAACACGCAAAGGCGTTAAAGATGGAACTGATCTTTTCCCGGATATGGCTGGAATACCTGAATTTAAACCAATTTACGAAGAAATAAAAACACAGGTAAGCGATGGAACAATCAAACGAATTACAGACAAGGACGTTAACGAACTTGAAAGCGTTACAGCGGATATTGAACGCAAAGCAGAAAGCGCAGATGAAGCTGGACTCGTTGAGGCAATCAAACAAGCAGACGAACTCATCACCGAGCCTACCATCTCAGAACCCGCCGCAGCCAAACACGAACCAGAACCAGTAAAAGTTCCGTCCCTTGACGAGCAAATGAACGCCATCCAGGAGCGTTTTGCCCGTCGTGAAATCACCATGCAGGAGATGAATAAACTGTCTGAGCCTATCAGGAAACAGATGGCCGAAGAACGGAAGCGTATTCCGACACCGGAAGAAGTCACAAAGAAATCCATAAAAGACAAGGCCGATGAACTTGCAGCAAGAATAAAAAAGCAAGGATATGATGCCGTCAACAATATGACAATGGTGGCATTCTTACCATATCAGGCTCAAATTATGAAAGGCGGTGTTTGGGTCGCGTCAGAAGCCGTGAGACTTGGAGGCTCTGTTGCAGAAGCTGTATCTAAAGGTGTGGCCGAGATTAAAAGGTTGTGCAAAGAACAAAATTTACCACAAGAAGAAACAAGCAAGCTCATATCAAAGTTCAATGGACTACCGCAATGGAAGGAATTTGATTCTAAAAAAGTACAAAAAGACATTGAGGAAACTGTTGGTATAAGGAATAAACTGAAACAGGACTATCGTAACTTAAAAGACAAATTATTCCAGGCTGAACAAAAAATCAAAGGAAAGACAAAGACAGAAGCGTTTGAAAAAGGAGCTGAGTCCCGCAGCAAGGAAGTAACAGGACTTAAAAACAATGCAGGTTCATTGCGAAGCGAACTGGAAACAATAGATGATGTAAGGTCTCAAATTTCAAGCACCATTGAAGACAACTCCGATGTGATAAAAAAACTAACCGGACAGAAAACAAAAACCTTACTTCGCAGAGTAAACAACGCCACATCGTATCGCGATCTTGAAAAAGCCTTGAATTACATAGAAAAAGCCACAACAGACATAGCGTTTAAGGAAACTGCCAATGAAATAGCAGAATTACAGAAGGAGATTGGTAGGCTTATAAAAAAGAATGAATTTTCAAAAGGAACAGGAAAAGGTTATCTGGGATGGGCTAAAGAATTACAGGCAATTCCTAAAGATAAGTTTGCTGACATGCCAGATCAGATGCTTTCTGATTTAAGGACAATAGCGGAAGAATTAACCCGTAAAAAAGTATCAAATGTCGAGAATGTTCAAAAGTTCTTCGATGATTACCGCAATGAAATGGACAAAATTTTTTCCGATTCAGGTGTTGAACGGATGATTAGTGCGGACTCCATGGACGGATTGATTGGAAGTGTTGAAGACTTGATTAAGATAGATCCAGCCAATATAAGCAGCATAGATGATGTAATCCAATTAAAAAAGAACCTGTCGCTGGTCAAAAATAAGATCGACAGATTGATGGCACAGGAAGATATTACGTATTCTGATGGTAAATTTTACGACAAGAATGGAAATGTAATTGATAAATACAGCGACTTAGCTAAAAATTATCAAGATGCCGTCTATGGTGAAAGTGTCCAGGGACTATTTACCAAACTGAACGAGGTGGGTATTGAGGGAATGACAGAAAAGTTACTGCAACAGTCGGAGCAATACTTTAAATACATAAGCAAATACCAGGCGAAAGATAATTGGAAGTTTGTTGACTGGGAAAATTTCACACCAGAACAAAGAGAAGTCATTGCGTGGCTCCGTAAAAATTCAAATGATAAATCCATTGACAATCTTTCGCTTGGAGAGTTGGATACTTATGTTAAAGTTGTCGAGCAGTTGACTTATGGCAATATGCCGCGCAAACTTATTGACATAGCTTCGTCTATTGACGTGTTAAAACGTGCAAGTATTATCGACGTGGATTTTATAAATGTGATAAGGGCTGCGGCAGAAAAATCAAAATATGTCCGAGACAGGTTATTGAATGAAGAAAACAAAGGTGAATTGCTTAAAGACCTTTCCCGTAAAAAAGACATGACCGACATTGATGAAAAATATGGCATTGCCGGAAAGCACTCACATCCGGTATTTGAAATTTTCAACAATGCACTTTTAACATCCATTGAGATGTTAAACAAAAAACGAGACGTGTTATTTCACACAGCACTTACATCTTCACCGTTTGCCAAAACCTTTAGGTCTGAATTTAAAACCAATAAATCAAAAGAACTTGCAGACAGGGAGGTCAATGCACTGAGGGTAATGATGACATGGCAGGCCAATATTCCAGAGGCCAAACTTCAAAGCATCATGCAGGCTACCGGCCTGACAAAGGAACAGGTCTTGAGTTATTGGGATATAGCGGAATCGGATTGGGGTAAAAGATATATTGCGGATGCTCAAAACAGCAAAGGGTATGATGCTGAGACAAGGAAATTAGACAGGCAGGCTTATCAGAATTTACGAAATAGGAATGGAGGGAAGGACATTATACTTAAACTTGAAAAAACAGATGAGGAGGTTTATAAAGATGTATCACACCTGTTGTCTAAAAATTTATTTCAATTTTTAAGGGATTTACAAAAGGGATACGATGCACAACAACACGAACAAAAGGTAAATGCTACAAAAAGGAATATCCCATTTACACCTTTACGTTTTTATGATCCATTCTTTATTTTCGACAAGCCTGTTGATGATGCTATGAACGCTCAACAATTCATAGACTCTGCGCTGCTTGACAGAACTGCACCTCATACAAAATCAGGAAATGTAAACGAGCGTACATTTGATTATCACATATCTAAAATGGGTGCCACAGATAAGTTTAGGCAATATACGCTTACCAATCTGTTAAATTATTACATGGCTGACCCTCTTTACAATACAGTAAGGGCATTGAACACACTAAAAAACAAAACAGAGGTTAGCGGTGTTCCGGGCGAGGCTCCAAAGAAATCATTATCAATACCAGAGGTTCAAGTTGTATCTGAACTCGCAGAAGGACTGCGAACCAGATTTACAAATGTATATGCCACGAAAATAAACAGGGGTGTAGGAAACCGTATATTGATTAAGGCGTTAACTACGGGAGCTAAAATGGGACGCGTATCGTTACTTGATCCAACGAGGTTGATAAAAGATACCGCAGGGAACCAGTTCACTGCACTTGGACAGTTGCCTGTATCCCAATGGAAAGACTACGCAGATACGATGTTGAAACTCGACAAAGAGGAAAATAAAACACTTGAGGTTCTTCATAATGAATCCGGGTTTAGGGAAGCAGAACGATATTATTCTGAGTATAGCGACTCAAATAACGCAACAAAGAAAGGATTATATGTGTTGTCATTTAACGATAGAGCAACGCAAAAAAGGATATTCCTGAACGAGTTCAATCATGCGTTCCTGGAGTTTACCGGGAAAGAGTTTGACACAAACAAGTGGCTTACCGATCCAGAGTATAAGAGTGCCAACATGGATCAATTTGCAAAAGCATCAGCAGAAGCAAAGTGGATGGCATATGACACGTTCCCATCCATGGAAAAGATTGTCAAAAAGGCACAGGATGGTGGTGCCGGTGACATTATGATTAACTACATGCAGACATGGCAAATAAGAGAAAGTTTGCGTTTTATAAAACAAGTGAAAAACTTAACGCTTGGAACCAATGAGGGAAGAGCTGAGGCAACAAAAAAAATAGGATCATTCCTTGCTTCACAAACAGCCTTTGCATCTATAGGTGTAGTTCAAATGGCCGGACTGTCTTATATTGCTGCCCAGATTGTTGATTTATGGGATAAAGAAACAGCCAATAAATTAAAGGATAATGCACTCAAGGGAATATCCAAATTAAAAGACCCGGCATTTTGGTATGCTATCCCGGCAGCAAGCATGATGCAATTATCACTTGGCACCTGGGGTAATATAAATAGGGCAACACAAATAACTGCACTTTCTATTATAAATTCCACACATCCTGCCAATAAGAAACCTGAGTGGCTGAAAGACTTAAACAATTATGCACTTGCAGCATTTTACGTTAGGCCTGTTGAGACAAATGGATATACCGACGCAGCGAAGGTTTTTGATGCCTTATTGCAGTACACTATGGCAGCTCAAACAATGTTACAAACAGTAACTGCCGCAGGTGGAAGTTTGTATAACATTGGTAAAAAAGTAATGGCAGGTGAATCTCTTTCTAAATCAGAATACGATGCTTGGAATGCTGCAAGAAGCGTTCATTTAGTATTAGCTACCATGTATGGGTATCCAGGTGCCGGAACAGTTGACAAACTAATGACACGAATATCCAATGCTGAAAAAACGCCTTTGAAAAAGAAACGCAGCGCAAGGGTCATTCGGTAGCCGTTGATTTTCCATTTCACTCCCATTATCTTTGTTTAAAATTCAAAGCAATGAATAAAGTTAATTTAACCATAGACACTGTTAATAGCAGGGTGCAGATAGATTTTCTGGCGTCAAATAATACAACCATAACTGGCACGAGATACATAAACGCACCGTGGGTAAGAATGGATGTCACCGGGACAGGATGGAGATTTGACAATATTGACGAATTTTCGTTCAATAAGGAAGTGTTTTTCTCGCAAATAGTTTTATTGAATGGTGATCCTATTGGGGCGACGACATATTCTGACATAACGACAATGCTTTTGGCATTAAAACAACATGTTACAATTATTCCAGCGCCAACATCTACTGATACGCCATCTATGGCTACTTATGCAACGAGCACTACAATACCATCCGGGGCTAAATCGGTAACAGTCATTACAGACAGTATTTTTGCCGGAACAATATTGGGAGCTACAGCTTCAGCAGATTCTGTGTATTCATTTACAGCACAGGCGGGCAGTGTTTTAGGAGCTATTGCAATTACCAGATCGGACGGAAATTTTACAATCCTTAAAACTATTTAATTATGAAAAAGTATCTTATCCTAATATTCGCTATACTTTCATTTTACGTATCAGCACAGACTGATTATAAAACTATTCCATATTCTAAGACTCAGGCAAATGCAAAATTTGCTCCGATTGCATCACCGACTTTTACGGGAACAGCAATAATCCCTAAAATATCAACAGACACCATCAAATTAATTCCATCTGCGTCGGCCCCATCATCACCGAAGGAGGGCATGCTCTATGCCAAGACAGATCACACGTTAAATTACTACAACGGCACTTCCTGGATCAACCTTTCAGCTTCAAGTAACACCAACTTTCAGGGCCTTGCATGGAATGAGGTAACTGATACCTATGTCAGACAGGGAACATTGGCCGGTCAAACGTTGGGTGCTTCTCCCGGTGACTTGCTTTTACCTGTTCAGAGTAAAATGCGCGGCTGTGTTCTATCTGATGCCGGGGCGGTTCAATACTACCTGAGTGCAACGGATTGGGCGTACAAGGAAAACGGGGCAGCTTCAACACTTACCGGGGCAGACGGACAGGTAATGGTACAGATTCCCAAGTTTTATTACCAGTACCAAAAAAACGGGAATTACCATATTTGGAACATCTCTCTTGACAGCATACCAGGTTACACCCGGCATCCAGCATTTATCAAAGATGGGGCGTACAAGGATTACCGTTACATAGGGGCGTATGAAGCTGTATTATGGGATGCCACTACTGATAGTGCATACAGGGATTATAAGGCCGGGGTTTCAATTACTCCCACTAATGATAAGCTTTCAAGTGTGTCTGGCTTCAGGCCCGTCACAAACTTTACCAGGGCAAATGGCAGGCTTATGGCAGCTAAAAGGGGAATCGGATGGCGGCAAATGGATTACGATTTAGTGAACGCCATTCAGATACTTTTCATTGTCGAATACGGTACGCTTAATTCTCAGTTAATCATTTCGGGCATTACTAATGTCTCTGATTGGGCTGCATATAACAATTATTACCCAATTGTGGCCACGGGATTAGGCAACAGCATAGGCAATGCAACCGGGCAGAATGCCGCCGCCGCAAGTACATCAAGTGCAACGGTCGCAGCAACAGGATATTCAAAGTACAGGGGAATTTCAAACTTTTGGGGACATATTTACAAGATCGTTGACGGTATCAACATTAACAATAATATCCCTTATGTAAGTAACAATTCAGCAGTTTGGGCTGATAATACAAGCGAAGGTTACGACTATCTTGGCGTAACCCTTGCCGCTTCTGACGGTTGGCAGAAAACCCTTGTAAACTCTTCAAGGGTTATACTCCCTGCATCGGTTGGAGGTTCGTCCTCTACTTACCCATCGGACTACTATTATCAGGCTTCGGGTTGGAGGGTGGCGTTTTTCGGCGGCGCTGCGTACGGTGGTACGAGTGCCGGGGCTTTCAATTGGTATCTGAGTGGCGGTTCCGGCATGGCGGATCGGACCATTGGCGCTCGGTTGTCCTTCTAATAAGAAATTGCGGCACTTGCCGCACATTATGCGAAGCGTATTTTTTTGTTCTTTAAAATATAGGGTATTTAGCGAAGAGTGGCGTTTTTCGGCGGCAATGCGAACAATGGTACGAATGCCGGGGCTTTCAATTGGAATCTGAATAACGATTCCGGCAATGCGAATCAGAACATTGGCACTCAGTTGTACTTCTTGAATGCGTTAAATATCCTTGCCTCTTGGCAAAATATATGGACGTCCGTTAAAGTGCTGGTAGGGCAACCGAAGGTTCTGGACAAATTAAGAAGGAGTAAATGAAAAGAGTAGGTAATTTATTTGAAAAGATCGCAGACTATAATAATCTGAAACTTGCGCATCAGAAAGCCCGCAGGAAGAAGACCCATTATAGCGAAGTGAAGCAAGTTGATCGGCATGAGGATTACTATTTACAAAGATTGCAACGAATGTTATTACAAAAAACATTCAAAAACTCAGCGTACAAAACTTATAAAAAAATCGAAAGAGGGAAAGAACGTGAAATCTCAAAACTCCCCTATTTCCCTGACAGAATCCTGCATCATGCAATCCTGCAAATCTTAGAACCGATTTGGAAGAAAATTCTCATTCGTGACACGTATCAGTCGATCAAAGGCCGGGGGGTTCATTCCTGTAAGGTGAGAGTAGAAAACGTTTTGCGTAACAGCAGGAAAATGTTTTGTCTCAAAATCGACGTAAGGAAATTTTACCCTTCTGTCAACAATGCGATTCTGAAACAGATCATTCGCAAGAAAATCAAATGCAAGGATTGTCTTTGGCTTTTGGATGAAATCATAGATTCAGTAAAAGGAATTCCTATCGGAAATTACCTGTCTCAGTATTTCGGAAACCTTTACTTAGCCTATGCAGATCATTGGTTAAAGGAAAAAATGAAGATCAAAAATTTCTTTCGCTACTGTGACGACATGGTTATTCTTCATCAGGATAAAGATTATTTGCAGTATTTGTTGGTCAAGATCGAGTATTACCTTGAAAGCAAACTCAGGCTTTTTCTCAAAAAGAATTATCAGGTATTTCCTGTCCGCAAACGACGGGTTGATTTTCTCGGCTTCAAATTCGATCATTGCAAGACATACATGAGAAAGTCAATCGCAAAAGCATTCAAAAAGAGGGTTGCCATGATTGACCGGATCAGGAACAAGCGGTCTGTGATCATGAGTTATTACGGATGGGTTAAAGTGTCCGACAGCAAGATTTTATGGAATAAGTATTTACCATTATTTGAACTTAAAATAGCAGCATAATGAAAACACAATCAGACAATAAATTACCTCTCGCCGTGAAACTTCAGGGCGGTGGATTGATCAACTTCAACGAACAGGTTGTAAATGTTCCCGTGATGCCGGGGCAACCTGAAAAGACAGCCTTTGAATACGACCAGGTGAAGGTATCAGACCAGCCAACCAAAGGCGAAATCGTTTCAGCCATTATCCGAAGCAAGTATTCATCTGACGATGAATTAGCGATCATCCACAACGGCAACGATACCCCGGCCCATGAAACCGAAATGGTTGAATTCATGGCTTTCAGGGTTGAGGCTAAAGTATTGGCAGTACAAGCACTTTCGATGATATCATAGTGTTAGCAAAATAATTATTGGAATTTCATATATTGCCCTTATATTTGCATTATGCAGATCACTAAGGGCAATTTTATTTCTGTTTTACAAGATCCCACGCCCGAAGCTATTGATGAGCTTGATAGGGCGCTTTGCCGCTGCGGATATATCCACCACTGGTACTATAAAATGATGGCAGGAACATGGAACCCGATGCTCAGTGAGATGGACTATGAACTGAAAGACGTTAAGACTACCGAACAGTTGTATGAATTTTTAATCCATAAACAAGATGCTATTTAAAAGTTCTCAGTTATCCCGTGATTTGTGGGGTAGTTTCTCGCTCCGCTTGCAGCAGCACAGTATCGTTGACGCATCAAATCGTATCGTATCGAAGCGTGAGGTGTTCGAAAACCTGTTCGATGAATGCCAGGGACCGCAACAAGTCGGGATAGAACTGGTGGTGTCGGGTATTCATCCGAGCTACAGCCTTGTCAAGCGTGAAGGATTTGACGAGTCGATAGTGGAACGGCAGCATATCGCAGATGTGACAAGGGATGAGCTTACCTCACGCTCAGTAAGTATCGCAAGGAAATTCGGAGTCTGCCATGACTTTGATGTTACGGTAAAAATGATGACAGAGGCGATGCTTTATGTCATGGAGAATAAAGACCAGATTGAACAAGCCATAAAAAAAGCGGTGTAAACCACCGCTTTCCCAAGGTTACCACCCTTGTCAGCTATGAGGAACAGACTTCTTCTTCTTTCCTTTACGGACAGTTTCTTCTGGTACTCCTACTTCAGCAACCATTTCTGCAATTTCCTCATGCACTGTCTTAGCCACAGCAGTTACATCATGTGACCAGACGCGAATTTCTGTGCCATGTGAGTCCACACCGGTTAAGCGCATCAGCGGCCTTCCTTTAAGCTGCTCGTTGTCCTTGTCGAGTCTGTCAACGGTATTAAACACGATACCTTTATAACTGAACTTTCCGGAGTCGGCAATGGCCTGTAATTTCTCAAATTCTGCTTTTACGTTCATTGTGATTGTTCTTTTTTGATGATACCTAATTTAGTTCTTATCCAGATCATGCGTTTGAGCTTGAACCGAAGGCACTGTCCTTGCATGATCTCGTTCTCAGTCTGGAGCTTCATCAGCTTTAACTGTTCGCGCTGTATCTCCTGATTGCGCAGGTCATTGACGCTTTGTAAGAATTTAACGTCGTCATACAATGTCTTGGTGGCCAGTTCCTGTATGGCACGTACCGATGTGTCGGCTCTCACAGCTATCTCACGCAGTGCGTTGAAGGCTTTTTCTTTAATTTCCTGGTTTGTCATATGGGTTATGGTTTAAAGTAAGTCGCGGTGTAATTTCGGTTCCTTGATTGGCGATGGATCGTTCATTTTAATCTTCTCCAGTTTCTCTCGCAGTTTCTTGTCACGCAGATATTGACTGGCGGCTACTTCCCTGTCAGACTTGGTGGCCTTATTCACTACAGGCGCTTGTGGCTGCACGAACTCAAGCGGGATCGGGGCTTCTTCCACCGGTTCTTCCTCAAATGCCGCTTGTGTAAAGTTTCTGAGTCTTTCTTTACGAATGGCGCCGTCTATGTCGGCCTGAGTGGTGTTTGGTTTCAGGTTGGCCTTGCATACCGTACACTCAACCGTCACGTCTGCACCTAACATCTTAATGAACTCAGCGCACCCTTCGCCGTTTTCAAAAGTAACCTTAATCGTAACCATATCTGCTTGTTTTGAGTGTGCAATATACCACACAATATAAGATTTACCAAATTAATTTTGCTAACAATATCTGATATTCCAATATTTCGTATTATATTGCGGCTATAAAACAGCAAGGCAATGAAAAAATACAGATTACTGAAAGATTGGGTATCTCCATTCATGCACGTTAAGGCAGGAACAATTCTTGAACAGGTTCGCGATTGTGGCGTCTTTAAATGGCCTGTTTTTGAAATAGGTGAATCAGCTTTGTATGAAGTTGATATGTTGAAGTACCCGGACTGGTTCGAAGAAGTGAAACCTGAAACCATTACAGAACGTGGTGACTTTGTGTGGGAATTAGGTTCTATCAAGTGGAAGGCCAGTCCTACCGGAAGATTAGTTGTTCATGTTTCATCAACATCTCAATCTGTATCTGTATGCGAATGAAAGTCCTCCTTGGTGAAAAAGTAATGGTACTGCCAGAACTCACCGAAGAAAAATCAGCCGGTGGAATTATCATCCCGGAAGTAGCACTAAAAAAATCACATCCTACCCGCTTTGGTGTAGTGGCCAAGAAAGGCACCGGCACTCCATGGAACCGTATGGAGAACATTCACGTCAAGCAGCGCATCGGCTTTAAGGCCGGTAGCGGTATGCCATACGAGGAAGAAACAGAGGACGGCCACACAGCCAAGTACCTCATATTGTCTTACGCTGAAGTGATTTTCGAATGACACTGGCCGAACTGCAATCCTACCATCCGGCCAACAACCTTGTATTGTTAAAGCCAGCCGTTAAGACTGACATGATCAGTCACGGTACGTTGGAACTACACGCTCCGATATCGCTCAAGGACGGCAAGGCATACGACCAGACTAAGACTCAGCCTATCGTATGCCAGGTTATATCGGTGCCACGGAAACTCATCTTCGGTAAGCGCAAAGTGTACCGTGAGACGGTTGAAGAACTGGACGTACCACCCGAAGTCAAGCGGTATCTCATACAGGCGCGCAAGCAAGCGATGTATTCCGAGACGACATTGATTGAAGTTCCTATCCCCGGCTCAATGCTTTGGAAGACGAAATGCGAACTCAAGCCTAACGATATCGTATGGGTAAACTCATCGGTGCTGATGAACTCCGAGGGCAAGGGCATGAAGCTGAACTGCGAGAATCAGGACTACTACCTTGTTAAGTATGACGACATCTACCTGAAGAAATCCGGTGACGACGTGAAGATGCTTAACGGGTGGGTACTGGCGGAACTATTCGTGGAATCAGAAGACTGGATGAAACGCCTTGAAAAGATCGGCATGATTGTTCCTGACTTGATTAAAAACAAGCAGTTCAACGACCGGATAGGGATTATCCGCTATATCGGGGATCCGGTGGAGTACCTGTTCGAAGACATGTACGACCATCCTGAGATTCAGAAGGACGATATTATCATGTTCAAGTGGAGATGTAACAGAAGGCTCGAACCGGGGAATAAATTTTTCAATAAAGACGCCGATATGATTGTCACCAGACGAAGCAATATCTTATCGGTAATGGAATAACCAACATGCACAAAACAAGCAATTTATACAAATTGATTAACCTTCATTCAAGCATTACTTTTACCGATGCTTGTTTTGCTGGTTTGTGATCTGGGTGGTTCTTCGGAACCGCCCTTTTCTTTTTAAATGATAAGCCATGGCGAAATTTTCAAGCTATCTATACAACCCTACCGATCCGTCTACACCATCCAAGGTGGAAGCCGATATCCCTGAGTTTCGGTTTGAGTGTCCGGATAAGGACAAACTGATTGCTTACACAATCTATACCTATGACCCTCACGCGGACCTGTTAAAACTCTTTCCGAACGATTTTAACCGACGCAAGCATGAAGCAGCACTACTGGCCGGATTCAAGAAGAACGCACAGGGAACGTTCGATGAATGGGTAGAGGACTGTATTATCGGCCACAATGACCAGTACAATGCGGCCATAGTCGCCTTCGTAACCAAATTCAATATCGCAGACCTCCCGGCCTTTGTCATGTACCGTGAGATATTCTTCTCAGAATTTCAGGTGGCCATGGGCGCCGCAGACAGTAAGGGCAAGAAAGAAGCCATGGCCAATGCTGAAGTGGCAAGGAAGCAGATACAGGAGCTGGAACGTAAAATCTTTACGGACGAAGAAACCATAAACGTCCGCAGTGCTTTGTACGTCCTGGCAGAGCGCATGAAGTTGAATTTGCGCCCCGAACATATGGCCGAGGCGATAGAGAAGAAGCAGTTAAATATCAACGATCCGTATTACGGTAACAAACCGCGCAGAGGCCGTCCGCCAAAGGTATGAAGTATAAATACGAAGCCATAGACCGATTTGTTTACCTGAATCAAGGCGATCCAAACCTATTCCCTATTGAGATTGATCAGCTTGACCTTATTCAGAGAACGTACCGGCATTTTAGTTTAGAAGAACCACAAGATTTTCCGGACTTTGAATTTGTTGAAGGACACGGACTGCCACCGGAACAACAGAAGTTTCAACGTGAAGTCATACCGCAAGGACTTATTGAACTTGAAAGATCCATCCGGACAGAGTTAAAGCCGAAAGGCAAAGCCAGGGAGCTGTCACCGGTGAGGCGAGAGCTTAAAGTAATTGAACTTTTCTGGGAGCAACTGGAAGAAAACCAACAGAAATACGAGACTGAAATAGCATGGCTGAAAACCATGTGGTATTACAGGTTATTCGGGAAGCACTTTTTCTGTAACGGAAAGCACACTTACATACCCGGACATTACTGGTTTTTTCTGAATTTTTGGTATTTGAACAATAATATCCTTCCGGAGTATAGGGATCGCGACAGGAGGTGGAGTATCGGTTTGAAATATTGCGAACTGACGACCACTACATTTAAGGACATTGACGAAAAAACCGGACTGCCAGTAAAAAATGAATATGGTGTTTACGAAATGGTTGACACCGGCAAGCGTACTATTTTCGGTGCCAATTTCCCAAAAAGCCGTCGTGTTGGCGATACGTCAAGAATCGAGTGTGTCTTTACGGAACTTGTAACCCGAACATCGGCCTGTAAAATTGGTATTCAGGGAATGAGCGATGAGAACGCTACAACCGTGTTCCAGGAGCATTTTGCGCACCCCTTTATCCGTTTACCCCTATTCTGGAAGCCCGTATGGGATGCTGCTGGTGGCATTGCACCCAAGAACTCAATGATGTTCGATGACTTTGACGACGTTGAGTTTGGCCTTCACTCCATGGTGGACTTTGCGACCAGTTCAGACAAAGCGAAGTATGATGGGAAATTTCTCTCAGCCTACCATTGCGATGAAGGTGGAAAAATGCAGCGTAACGATATTAATGACGTTGTTGGTGTTGTAAAGTTCTGCCTTTCGCTTGGTGCCGGTAGTAAAATACATGGGATTGGTGCAATAACGACCACTTGCGATGAAATATCAGAGGCATCCGCCGGTGAAAATTACATGAAATTCTGCAACCGATCACACTTTGAAAAACGTGACGCAAACGGACAGACCGAATCTGGCTTTGTGGATATTTATTTCAGGGCGGAGGATGGATTGCAGGATTACATTGGACCCTACGGAGAATCAGTTATTGAGAAGCCCACTCCGGAACAGGCCATGTATATCGGAAAAGATTATGGCGCGAGACAGTTTATTGAGAATAAAATTGCCGCGTTCCGAAGGGCAAAAGATTGGTACGGATTGGCATTATTCCGTCGTCAGCATCCGCAGTGCTATATTGATATATTTACGCCACCGCCTGCAAACCAAGTACTTAGGCGTGATTTAATCGAAGAACAGATACAATTCTTACAAACCAATAAACAGTATCAGGCCATTCGTGGAGACTTTTACTGGAAGAATGGTTTTGGTAGCGAGGTAGGATGGATGGAAAACCCGACGGATGGACGGTTTTATTTATCGCGCAAATTCAAACAGAACGAAACCAATAAGCGCGTGTTCAGAGATGGCATGTGGTATCCTGCCGACATGACTACGTTTGTTGGAAGCCCTGACACGTTTGGTATCAATACACCTTCAGGACGTGCATCAAAAGGCGGACTGATTATAACATGGCTGCGTGATGTGATAAATGATCCATTGGAAAAAGAGCAAGACCAGGTTGAGTCCGACAGGGATATTTTAACGTACAGTTTCCGGCCGGACACGCTTGAAGGATATCAAAACGATATGCTTATGGCGCATGTTTACTGCGGAGCAATGTGTTTCCCGGAGTCCAATAAGCCTAACATCGCTGAGTATTTCAGACGAATGGGTTACGGTGGATATCTGTTATCGAACCATGACCGCGTTACTGGTAAAGCCAAGCCGGAACCAGGTTGGTATAATCAGTCCGGTATTGTTGAGGCCGCTATCCGGTGGCTACAGGATGATGTTGCGGTAAATGTCAAAAGGTGTTATCACCTTAATTTATTACAGGAATATCTTGAGTTTGGAGGCCGCAGTTACATTACCGATCTTGACTTGATTGCTTCCAAGCTGGGAACGTTAATTGCCAAAAAGAATCCGTTTTACAATTTCGTTAAAGGTGCCAATGCAACTATTGATGTTACGGGATGGATACCAGGATATGAAGGCTAATCCCCCACTCATTGAAAAACCTATCCTCAAACTATATATTTGCCTGAAAGTGATTACCGCATGATTAGTTACCCAGGTTTTGACACGTCGGCCTATCTCGTATTGCAGGAACGAAATCCCGCTTTGAGAGACAAAGCCTATTATTTACAGAACGCCAGAGCATTTTATTCGTCCTACCTTAATGGCACGTCAACGATTGGATGGGATGGTGCAACACGGTTTGAAATACTGAGGTTATTTTCCGAAGGCAGGCAACCATCACCATCAAAATCACAACAGGTAGAAAAAAGCGGCTCAATCCTTGACATTAACGGCAATCCGATTGAATACCCGGCCGAGGAGCGCAACTCAGATATCTTGTCCATAAACCCTAATCACGACGTTTGGGATATCTTGTCACCGGCTCCAAAGATTATGGAGGCACTGCTTGGAACGTTTGCCAAGATTGACTATGAGATCAGCGCCGACCCACTGGATTATAATACCATCCATGAGGTTGAGGACGCAAAATGGGAACGTTGGGCGATAGCACGTAACGCAGAAAAGATAAAAATGGCAGCGGCTATAGCCGGTGTTGAGTTCCCGATCCCTGAGAACCTACCTGAGACACAGGAGGACATGGACCAGAACAGCGAAGAATTTATGCCAGCGCATCTGCGGTACATTGAGCAGATTGTAAAGCATTCATTTGACATATCGCACTGGAGTCCGGACGTAAAAATGATGTTCTACCGGGATTTACTCATTGGCAATAAGGCTTGTATTCAAAACCAATACGACCCGGAGGATGGCAAAGTAAAGCCGACATATATTTCACCGACTGTTGGTGACGTGCAGCGCAGTGACTTTGTGGACTGCCGCGACAGTGAACGGGGATGGCACTTTTCATTAATGTCAATCTCAACCTTGCGTCAATATTTCCCGGATAAGGACGAAGACTTTTTCCGTAAGGCCGCTAAAGCCTATGCCGGTAAATTTGGCAATCCAAGGGTTGACTTCTTCGACAAATATAACATTCAGCAGGGGGAAGGCTGGGGATATGACGCGTATAAGGTCTGCATCTTCAACTGTGAGTGGATAGACATTGACACTACAAAAGAAGTTATCTCCAAGAATAAGTACGGCCGCGAGATGATTAAGGAAGTGCCTTTAAATAAAAAGGTGGCCAGTGATAAAGTGGTTCGGTTCAGTGATACCCGTATGCGTTTTCAGTGCAAGTGGGTTATCGGAACGGATGATATTTTTGAGTACGGTCCGGCTTATGATGTAACCTACCCGTCCAAGAACGACACTGAACTCACCTATAAATGGATTGTGCTTCCAGGCAAGAGTAAAATGGAGCAGTTGGTTCCGATCCTAAACAATTTTCAAAATTTATGGGAAAAATATAAAGAACTACTGCGCAACTCCCAAGGTAAGATACAGTTCCTTGACGTTGACATGATGGCTACCGTGGACTCGCATAAAGAAGGTCCGAACGTGGCAGCTAAAAAAGCCTTCAGGCGGTTCTTAGCGACAAACAAATTACTTTTCAGGCGCGTCAATGCGGCTGGTATGCCTAACCAGAACCGGCCTATCGAGGAGATGGACGGCGGCATGGGGTCCATGTTTACGGAGATTCAGAACGCAATGAAAATGAACATCGACCTGGTTGAGTACATCACTGGGTTGAATCCTATGTCTCTTGGCCAGAGTCCTGATCCGAACGCTCCGGTTACTACAACGCAGATGGCTATGAACGCTACCTCAAACGTTCTGCGTCCTATCGTGGACGGAGGTATGCGGATGAAGCAAGGCGTGGCCGAGAACCTTGTACGGTGGACCACCATATTAATTAGAGGGAATAAATATAGCCGGGATGCCTATAAAGAAGTAATCGGCAAATATGGCGTACAGGCTATTATCACAGCCACCCGTGACGAGTGCGAGTATGGCATAACGCTTACACCAAGGCCAAACGACGCAGAGAAGCAGTGGCTATTACAGCAACTTCAGCAAGCTACCACTCCTGTCCCCGGTAGTGGCCGTGAAATATCAACTGCCGACGGCAACGTGATCATGCAGATGATAATGAGCGATACGCCCGTTAAGACGGTATCGTATTACATGGAGAAAGCCAGAAAGCGCCAGGAAGAACGTTCGTCCAAAGATAAACAGGCGATGATGCAGCAGCAGAGTCAGCTTAATCAGCAGGACGCTCAAGTGTCAAATCAGGCCAAGATGCAAGCCGACCAGTTGGCTCATCAGAATAAAATGGCTCAGATTCAGGAGACAAACAAAGGACTCGTCACCAACACCATGGCACAGGAGACTATGCGCAAGGATAAAGATCAGTCTGTGCAGGCCATGAAGAACATGCAGCAGATGTATGTAGGCGAGAACGGCAAAGAGTATTCGCATGAGGACTTAAAAGGTGTCCATATACATAATGCGGTTAAGAGCGGTAAGTTAAAGCCCAAAGGCAATGGATAGTTTTCTGGATGGATTATCAGCACTGTTCCCAATCGGTGAGGATGAGTTTATTAATGGACTTCATCTTGACCATCCGGCTTACGATATCAATGAGGTAAGGGCAAGGGTAAATGCCGGGAAGAAAGTACCGCTTCAGGACGCCACCATTATTCGAATGATACAGCGAGGGATGATATCGCCAACTCCGGACATGGCCATGGAGGTTCCCGGTGACAGCAGTTATCCTACTGAACGTATGTACACTCCAGAGGATGCTAAGAATTATTTTATGAGAAAAGAAAGCGCGGACTATAAAGCTCCAGGTGCAAGTCAAGGCCCAAGCAAATATGTTCAGCGAATGTTAACCGGTGATATTGACAACGGACAGGGATCGTTTAAGGAAACAAAGAAATAGTCGCTTGAACTATTGATTTAGTTAGCGATGTGGTATCTCAGGACACCGGCAAAGGCTCGTCAGGTTTATACCTACGGGCCTTTCACTTTTCCATACGTTGATTATTTGATTCTACAATAATATCTTGCACAGCGAAAACTAAAACAAAGCAAGCAATGAGTTCATTTGATAAGATTTTAGCACAGGCCGACTTGAAGATTGTCACGCATGACGATCCTGCGCCGGTAGTTGTCGATCCACCTGTAACTGATCCGCCACCTGCCGACATAAAGCCAGCCGACCCGCCTGCACCGGTAGTACCGGACAGGTTCAAAATACTAAGCGAGACGCTTGGCAGTGAGTTTAAGTCTGAAGAAGACTTAACCAACTGGAAAAGTTCTTTGACAGAAAAAGACACAAAGCTAAAAGACTTCGAAACGCGTTATGCCGCGCTGCAACAGGAAAAAGAAGAACTGGCAAAGAGTTTCGATCCGAAGTCGCTGTTCGCATCCGATGAACTGTTCGTATTGAACGGACTGCTTAAAAAGTTCCCGGACAAGAACCCGGTTGTGATGACTGAGATAGCCGCAAGGGATTTCAGCAAGTCACATATCGACTCGCCGATTGAGGTACTGGCACTGGAGCTGATGCTTGAGCATCCCGGTGTGTACTCCAATAAGGCAGATGCAGAGGCGGATATCCTGGCAAATTATAACGTGACAGAACGTGACGATGATGACAAGCCGGTTATTGACGCGCAGACCAAGCGAAGGATGCAGGTAGCAGCCAAGACAGCAGTGGATAAGTTCACATCTGTCAAAGGCCAGATTGAGATACCTAAATCTGTGGATCGCAGCGCAGAACTGGCAGAGGCGAAGAAAAAAGAAGAAGAACGCATACAAAAAATGACGGCTGCAACTGAGCCGCTGTTCACCAAGAAGATCCCGGCCAACTTGAAAGAAATTGAGTTCCCGGTTGTTTTCAAGGACGACAACGACAAAGAAGTGACCGAAGTTGCTTTCAAATATGAGATCGGCGAAGGATATGCTAAATCCAAGGCAGTGAAAGAAATTCTGGACGCTGTGCGTGGTTCAGCCATACGGGAAGGTACCGAATGGAATGAGGCCAAAGAAGCACAGATGGAACAGGAGGTAACAGATTTGTTAAAGGCTAACTATCTGTTTAAGAACCGCCAACAGGTTTACGCGGCAATGAGTGAAGACCTTCAGAAGAAGTTTAAGGACGAAGCATGGGTTAAACGCCATAACGTCCGACCACTGAAACAGGACGGTACAATCTCAAAGCCTAACTCGAAAGAGGAAAAGTTATCCCAGCAGCAGAATGACTTTTTGAAAGCTCGCGGAATCAAAGTATAAACTAACACTAATTCAAATTAACAATGGCACACACAGATAATATGCCAATTGCTCACTATACCAGTGCAGACTTGGCAACGACTCTTGAGGTGTTCGCAAATAAACCACAGGTTTATCCCGAACTCCGTAAATCTTTTGGACAGGGCATCCTGACCTTTGACATCATCTCCATCCTTAAAGGAAGCGATAAATTCATCGCATCTGAATCTTTTGACGTTCACGAAGAAATGCCTCCGTTCAGGACCATGAAAATTGGTAACACCGTAACAGGTGGCGCGGCTACCGGTAACCTGATCACCTTCAACCTTGACGCTGACAGCGACATTGACACTTATCATCACGCATATCCGAGGGTAGGACAGTCCTTCTGGGCCGGTTCACCGTCCAAGATGATTGAGTTCACCATTATGAGCGTGACACTGGAAAGTTCAAATGCCACCATTACGGCATACATGAAGGATTCAGCCGGAACAGCACTGACTCCTGTTGCACTTATCCGCACCGGTATGGTTCTTCCTCTTGCTCCTGCTGTAAATGCCGGACAGGGAACCGAAGGTACCACTCCGACACACACCGGATATCAGAAATTCACCTACTACACTGAAATTCTGAAAGACGCCCTTGGTTTTGAAAATGCTGAGTTTGCCCGTGAGAAATACGTCGAATATGAAGGTATTGGACTGTACAACCACGAAATCGCTCGCATGGATATGAACCTTGATGCCGCAATGGAAGCCAAGATCATGTTTGGAACCAAGACCACTAACGTTGCTGTCGTTCAGACCTCTCTTGCCACAAGCGCAAGCGTACTGGTTCCCGGTACACAGGGTATCTGGGATTGGATTGGCGAACGTGGTTATGACATTGAGTTCACCGATGCAACCGACTTTACCGTTGAGCATTTCTACAAACTGGCCGAATATGGTGAAAGCGTAGGCTTACCCGCCGGTGAGTGGCTGTTTGACTCAGGTGGCGACCTTCTGCGTAGGGTGGAAAAATCCTGCAAATCTTACATCACCAATGCAACCGGTTCACTGAACGAACTGTTTACCCCAGATGCAGGTGGTGGACAGAAAAACCTTTCAGTTGGTTTCAAACATATTATGATTGGCGGACAGACCATTATCCTCAAGCCCAATTATATTATGAACAACCCTTACCTGTTTGGGATATCAACACTGGGTATGAAAGACGCCGCCGCTGTTTATCCTTTGGGTAATGTACGTGAAGGAAAGACCGGTGAACTTATCCCGAATCTTTCACTGATTTACCGTGGCCTTGGCGCTTACAAAGACCGTAAACGCGCTATTGCTCCGTTCCTTGGAATGGGCAGTCCTAAAGGCGCTATCGGTGGACCTATCGTACTGACAGGTGACATCTCCAAAGTTCACTCGCTTGTTGATTTCGGAAATGTATTTCTGGAAGCATGGCGTGGTGTTCGCGTTATCAACACATCCTTTACCGGATTAGCATAGCTTTAATTAGTCAGGACTGGGCGCAATCTCAGTCCTGACTTCTTTTATTCAAACCCTAAACAAGCAAAAAAATGGCAATTTATGTGAATGGAGTTGTTCTCGACCTCTCCACAGTTAAGTCCCACGCCGGGGTATATTACGAGGGCGTGGATGAGATCAAAAGCCTGTTCGCCGGAGCATGGAAAGAAATTGATCGCAAATTCTTAAACAAAGCCGAACCCGTAGTTTTCAGAACACCTGGCATCAAGAGTGGTGTCGGTAAAGGCAATCAGGGTTACGCGTATCCCAGGATTGTTGATCACAAAACAAAAAAAGGTAAAGTTCGTATTGCATGGGCTGACGACATGAAGGTGGAGAATGGCAAAACCGTCTACTCTCCTATCCTTCGCAGCATCGGCATCAACGAAAAGACCCTGAGGCTTGGAGAGGACGATATCGAGGAGATATTGTTCATGTTCCTGTTCAATCCGGAGGTTGTCACACCTAAGAATCCTATCGGCCGTACATTCCTTGAAGATAAGGAAGCTGACGCGCTGAAGTACGAAGAAAATGAAACATCGTCCGCAGTGGTAAGTTACTGGCTGTTCCGCAAGGAAAGTCCGTTCTATGCCAACGAGGTGAAGATATCCACGCTTTGCCTTGCCTGGGGTGTCAATCCCGACAATAAATCAATCACGTACAAGAAGCAGTTGCTTGCCGAGGCCGTTAAACGTGCCGAGAAGCGCAACGATCTTGAGTTTAACTTTAAAGCGTTCGACGCTGTTTGTGCAAAGCTGAAGGATGGCGGAGATACCCGTGACGTGGATATCCTGGCTCTTATTCAGAAATGCACCAACAACCGCATCATAAAGTACGATGCTGATGCTCTGGCATGGGTGCTGCTTGGCATGGACGGCAACAAACTCAAGACACTGTGCAAAGTTCCGCCGACCATGGTTGAGGTGAGAAAGAACGTGCTGAAGAAGCATTTGCTTGTGTCGCCTGACGACGTTCACACGTTGCAGTCATCGTTATCGGACGATCCCGCGCCGTCAAGCATGGACAAAGTGATGCTGTCTGTTGCTATACCTGACGTTGTAACGCCTGACTTTATCGAGACCGTTCTGACATGGCCGGACAAAAAAGCACTGTACAAGTTCTTTGGGTACGAGGTTCCGGGCGCAAAACTTGAGCAGATCCATCCGGTGCTGATCGAGTATCTTGTCATTCAAAAGCGGACTGTTCCGTTCGAAGTGAAAAAATAGTTTCTGTTTCCATTCTCTCCTCTCCATCTGATGCCGGTCTATACAACCGGCATCTTTGGTTAATGTCTTGATATTTGTGATTCCAATAGTTATCTTTGGAAAAACATATACACATGACAACAGCATCAGCTTTCGTTCCGAGTTTCCTGATCACATTTGACATCGCAACAGGTACTTTAACCTTTACAGATACGTCCACTGCCAGAGGCACTCATACCGTAGGACTGATAAAAATAACGCATAAATTAAGCGGAGATATCCTTTACGTTCACGATGACTGGGGAACAGCACCGTCCGCATGGACTTCGCCCGATATCCATGGTTCGGCAACCGCAGTATGGACCAAATCAGGAATCGTACTGCCGACGGAATATCTTGGCGAGTACCAGTTTGAGTATGCCACATATAATGGCACTACGGCCACAGAAGATGTTGTTCCTACACCAACCGTAAGGACATACACACTGGATTATACCGCGCCTGCCGTCGCTATTGACATGGCGGTACTTTGCAGCACATCGGAGTTGACATCTGAGGACGTTACGGATTACAACCTCATTATCGGCGGTGTTCAGTTTATCCCAACAACTACCACCCGCGTTCATACGCTGACAAAACCGGCCGGTTCAGGCTGTACCATATCGCCGCTGACATGGACTGATTATGGCATAACAAATCTGCGAACCATTGGTGGTGGCGTTACAGCCGGTTCACGTATCTGGACAAGGACATGGCAGGCCAATATCGTTACAACACTGGTTTGGGATGTGGTGGCAGCTTATGGCGCAACCCAACCGGCCGTGAAGATCACTGACATTGTTTATGGTGACGATAATATTTATGCTCAGTGCGACGCTACCATTTGCGCCCTTGCTGAGTGCTACCGCAACATGCTTACCCGCTGGAGAACATCACTGACAAGTAACTTCTCATACAAGGAGGCCAACCGGGATAAAGTGCTTGAGGCCGCGGCCATGTTTGACATGCTGTTATGGGATGAACGTTGTGGCGTATCGACAGAGAACGACGTACTGGCGTTACAGACTATCCTGGCCGGAGAGAACTGCAACTGCACCGTCAACAATGACGAGGTAAGCGTTCCTATCGTTCCTTGGGGTGCTATCGTTGCAGGTGGCGGCACAACTCCTTCCGAGTTCCAGGTATTCTTTACGACTACCGATCCGACGGACAATGACGGACACGACGGAGATGTTTGCTTTCAGACACCTTCAGGACACATATGGTACAAGGTAAGCGGATCCTGGGTTGATAAAGGCTTGTATAAGGGCACAGCCGGTTCGCCCGGAGCCGACGGAGCAGGTGACGTTCAGGTGCTGGTAAATGACATTTTAGAATACTCCACATCGGGCAATACCGATGCCACTACAATTTGTTACAACTTTCAGATCAACAACTCATACTTTGAGAACGCCGGTGACTTTATGGAGTTTGTATGGGATGCGAAACTGGCCGCTAATGCCAACGGCAAGAGGCTGAAGGTGCTGTTCTGTGGCACAACCGTACTGGACTATTTCACTGACGACCTGGTGAATGCCGACAATAATCGTGTACGGATTGTTTTGAAAGCTACCCGTATCAACGACACACAGCAGAAACTTGAATGTTCACTCGTTCGCGGTGGACTACCGGCAGACGTGATTGGGCCTGTTGTGATGCTTAATGGGTATGATATGAACATGGATGGTTCAGTTATCCTCCAAGGCACCAATTCTGTTGCTTCGGCCAGTGACATCATGTGTGACGGTTACTCAGTGACGCTACATCTCAGGCAGACCACCTTAATCCCGGCCAAATCACCTTCCGGAGCAGGACGCGGCCTTGTATCACAGGCTTTCACGGCAACAGAAGGACAGACGGCCTTCACTGTTACAGAGTTCGTCCCCAACGACATGTACATTCCTTTGATTGATAACGTGCCGCAGAGTCAGTTGGTCGTTACTCGCAGTGGTTATGTGTTCACTTACGCACCGGGATTAAGCGCCGGACAGGTACTGTTAATCGTAGACTAAATATGAAGAAACTTTTGATTGCACTGCTGGTACTGGTTTCAGTATCGGCAGGCGCACAGGTAAAAGAGACTATCGTAAGGATGGACTCAGCATCGTCATTATTCAAGGAGAAGTATTATCCAAAGCAGTTGATACGGATAAGCACCGACTCAACGCTGCTTGCATTAACCCATGCCACTCAGATAGGACAGTCCATGCAGACTGTCCTTGACAGTTTATGGTACAAGGTCATCGGCACTCCGTCAAGTGTATCGGACAGCACCTTTGCGTATGCTGTAACGGAACTGACAATTAACGGGGTGACACAGAACCTCAAACACGACAGGACGTGGACTATTGCATCGACAGACTCAGGATCATTTCAGAAATCTGACAGTAACACGGTCAGAAACGCTATTACATTAACCTACCTGAACAGTCGGCTCGCGTTAAAGCGCAATCTGAATAATCACGACTCGTTATCGACACTGGATGAAAAGTCGTATAATTCCCTTACTGATAAACCAACTATTTCTACATTTTATCCTTCATTACAAGATACCCTTAATAATCGATATCGTAGATCTGATACAGCAAACGTATTACTTTCAAGAACAAGGGCAAGTCACGATTATCTTGCAAGGGGAGATACCACATCAGTTCTCTTAGGTCAGACAAGAGCAACCTCTACGTATATACCATTAATACAACGTGCAGCTAATAACGGGGTAGCTACGTTAGATAATGGTGGTAAAGTCCCCTATTCTCAACTTCCGGCTGTCCTTATGATTTATAAGGGGATATGGGATGCTCATACAAACACACCTACATTAGCAGACAATACTGGAATAAATGGATGGGTATATGTAGTATCAGTGGGGGACACGGTTAATTTAGGATCTGGCGACATTATCTTTTACGCCGGTGACTTCTGCATCCATAACGGCACGAACTGGGAGCGTTCAGTCGGTACGGATAACGTGGTGTCAGTGAACAATCAGCAGGGAGTGGTGTCACTAACGACTGACCACGTACCTGATTACATAAACAAGCGGTACGTCACGGATGCTGAAAAAACAGCAATAACTCATAGTAATCGGGCATTGCTTGATGTGTTGCAGGATTCATTAACCAAGGCTGTGATGTGGCCTGACACTCTTACCAAAATCCAAACGAAATACCAATCCAAAGACTATCTGACTACAGAATCTGACCCAAAATACATCGCAGATAGTTCGGGTATTGCTTACTTGGCGCAGCAGAATACATATCTGAGAAAGCAGATAATTAATGACGGAACGGCGGTAGAAATAAGTGGATATAAAGGAGCCAACTCAGATGGATACAACTTATTCATTGGTGGTGGTGGACAGAGTTCAATAGGTGAAGTAGGAGCAACTTATAAAGGAAGTTACAACACCTTCAATGGTTATCGAGCTGGCTTCTCCAACACCACAGGCTACTTCAACACCTTCAATGGTTATCAAGCTGGCTTCTCCAACACCACAGGCAGCTACAACACCTTCAATGGTATGTATGCTGGCTACAACAACACCACAGGCTACTACAACACCTTCAATGGTATGTATGCTGGCGTCTCCAACACCACAGGCTACTACAACACCTTCAATGGTATGGATGCTGGCTTCTCCAACACCACAGGCTACTTCAACACCTTCAATGGTTATCAAGCTGGCTACTCCAACACCACAGGAAGTTCCAACACCTTCAATGGTTATCAAGCTGGCTACTCCAACACCACAGGCTTCTCCAACACCTTCAATGGTTATCAAGCTGGCTACTCCAACACCACAGGCTTCTCCAACACCTTCAATGGTTATCGAGCTGGCGTCTCCAACACCACAGGCAGCAACAACACCTTCAATGGTCTGCAAGCTGGCTACTACAATGTAGATGGTGTCAATAACCTATTCTCAGGATTCTATTCAGGTATTGGAGCAGAGAATACAGCAGAGAAATCAGTCAGTGATACCTACATGACCTTGTTAGGTAATTATGCCAGTAAGCAAAATGAATCAGTATTAACCAATGGAACAGCAATAGGATATAATGCTAAAGTATTACAGAGTAATCAAGTAGTATTAGGCAATGATAATGTCACTACTACTTTATTGAAAGGTTCAGTAGGCATAGGAACAACCTCACCTACTGCTGCATATTTAACAACTCCGGGATCGACTACCAATTCCAGCATCGTAGCCGGTGCGCTGGAATTGCAGAGCCACGCCGTAGGCACTCAGACAATCGGCAGTAACCTGTATTACAACGGAACAACTTACAAATACAGAGCAACAAACGCAGGAATATCGTCAATGATTCAGATAAACGCAAATGGATTACTTTGGCATACGGCCCCCGCAGGTTCAGCGGGAGCAACCGCTACATTAACACAGAGGTTCGGTGTGGATGCTTCGGGGAATGGCACGTTTGGGGGGGCGGTAACCGTAGGAGCAACAGCATACACCCTTCCTTCTTCAGCAGGAACAGCAGGGCAATGTCTTGTGATGAAAACTCCTGTTGGAGATAAAGTGATGGAGTGGTTTACTGCTTACAATGCTTCTGATTCAACTAAATTTCCATGGATGTATTCAGGGGGCAAGGCGATACAAAGAGCAACCAAGCCTGTAATTATTTCTGATTCACTACGGGTAAACAGAACCATTGAATCCAGAGATTCTATTTCAACATGGAAAGGGGTTAAGGTATATCATTCCAATATTTATCTTGCTTATGGTGCTTCGATTACTTTCTTCCCTTGGGCGCATGGATGGGGAACTATTTCAATGTTTAGTCCTGCTGAGGGGGAGGGAGGTACATTTGCTCGTTTTCGCTTTGACCAATATGGGAAAATAACCCTGCTGTCTGACTGCACTTCTGATGTTATATTGGGTGATGTTGACAAGTATCTTGATTTGATAGGACAGGTGGGTACAAGTCAGATTAAGATTAAAAATGGCATGAGTGATTCAAACGGTCACATGATAATAGAAATTGTATATGCAATAGATGAGGCATTTTAATTATAAACCATAAAACAAAACCATATGAAAAAAGCAATCATTATCCTATTCGTCTTTACCGTTACACTCTGTAACGCTCAGAAAGCCGACACGAACTATCTCAATTCAAAGCTCAAAGGCTTAATCGACAATTACAACAAAGTAGCACAGAAAGCCGACACGTTAACAAAGCAACTTCAGCAGTGCCAGAAACAACTTCAAACGCTTGAAGGAGCGATACAAATGGTGGCTATACTGAAGGACGAACAGACACCTAAAAAGCCAGCCAAATGACGACGTTATATGTAGTTACGGCGGTTATCCTCTTGTTGTATTTGTCAATCCTGGAGGGTTCAGTCCTGGCCATGAAGGATAAACTGGCACTTGGCGACATGCCAAGAGCGAAGAAGTGGGACCAGTTCCGTCACACATGGACGACGATACTCAGGTTTGCCGTGTTCCCGATCTCATTTATTTACCTGTGGCCGCTACAGTGGAGTAAGCTATGGTTGGTGTTCGTGTTCGTGTTCCTTGCCTGGACCGGTTGGAACACCATCCTGAACCTGTCACGAAGCCTGCCATGGTATTACAAAGGCTCAGTTTCTACCGGCACATCCTCTATGATTGACAAAGCGTTAAGCAACATATATATTTACTGGATAATTCAGGGTTTAGTCCCGATAGCGGCAATACTATGTTTAATATTCCTTAACAGATAAAATAGATGACTACCAAGAAACTGACCTCCTGGCTTGAAAATAACTTCGTGATAACGCTCATAGGTTCATTAATCGTCGCCATGATCATTGGGAACGTAACCCTGTACTCAGAGAACGCCGGGATTAAAAAGACAGTTGAGGCCAACCAGAAACAGATTGAAAGCATAGAGTCGCAGTTGATTGGTAAGGAGGCATGGAAGATGATGCGTGACGACGTAAAGGATATCAAAACCGTACTGACAAAATTTGCAGAGAAAAACGAAGCGGACCATGACAGCGTCAAAGCAAAATTGGGCAGGGTTAATGCAACATTAAAAGCTAAGAGATGATAAACCATAACGACTGTACGAGAAAACACGGTCAACCTACATCTGAATTTAGAACAGAATAATGGCAAAAGTCGAACTTCTTACCCCGATCATGCTTAAATGGGAAGGCGGTTATGTTGAGGATCATGATGATAAAGGTGGTGCTACAAACATGGGCGTTACATTATCCACATGGATGGCGGTTGGATACGATAAAGACGGCGACGGGGACATTGACCACGACGATATTAAACTGTTATCTGTTCAAGACGCTACTACTGTTTTAAAGAAGTTCTATTGGGACCGGTGGATGGCCGACTATATCACCAATCAGTCCGTGGCCAATATCCTTGTGGATTGGTTGTGGTGCAGCGGAAAGTGGGGCATAAAGATACCTCAGAGGCTGTTATTGCTCCCGGATGATGGGATAGCAGGGCCAAACACGGTAGCCGCTGTAAACGCCCAGAATCAAGCTGATTTTCATATGAAGATTTATAACGCGCGGCTTGCCTTTATTAAGAATATTATTAAAGAAAAACCATCCCAGAAGAAATTCGAAAAAGGATGGATCAACAGACTAAACGACTTTCAATTTAAACCTTAAAACAACAAACATTATGAAAGAAATCTGGGCAGTAATCCTTGGATCATGGAAGACAAGTCTTGGCGGCCTTCTGCTTTTTGTTGCCACAACGTTACAGTTGGCTGGCAAAATCTCACCTGAAATTTTTGCTACCATCGTAGCAATCCTTACAGGACTTGGCTTTATCGTCGCAAAGGACGGTAACAAAACAGGTAAATGAAAAATCCCTTAACCTGGCTCATTGCAGCCTGTGTAGTAATTGGCCTATTGGTAGCCCTGTGCATTCAGCAGGGTTGCCAGAGGGCTGATTATAAGAAATCGGCAGAGCAGTTACAATTATTGTACGAAGCCTGCCTGACAGCGCCTAAAACAAGCGACACGGTTCACGACACCATATATATTTACGACACCACTTGGCTTAGACCAAAGGAAAAAGTAATTACCATCCATGACACGACCGTAAAATATTGTCAGGCGTGGTTCGAAGATACCTACAAGTTCACCAATGCGGCCGGAAGCGGACGGATCCATTATGCCATTAACGTAAAGGACTGTCAGGCTGAGATCCAATTTAAGGAAGTAGTGAGTCCTAAAGAAATCATCACAGTAACAACGCATATCGACACATGCCTACCAAAACTGGTATATGGTACCAAGTCGCACATCTGGCTGTATGGCAAGCCGACAGTGGACTTATCGCCGATTAAAGTGAGTGCCGCAAGCCTGGGCGCGATATACACCTTCAAAGATCGGTGGGGCATAGGACTTGGTGCAGGATATAACTGGACAATCAGCACTCCGGTAGCCGAGGCCATGATCCTATTCAATATACGTTGAAAATCCTTTAACCGAAGATTATATTTGTACAAAACATATTACGATGTCAAAAATCAATAGTATTTGCCCCATAAACCTTGCCACCGCATCCTTTCCTGTCTTGTTAACACTGGAGTCAAGGGTGTCCCAATATAAAATATATGGAGCCAAAGCAATTTCGGCAAACTGTACAATAGATCCAACCGGAACTCCAAAGGAAGGAATGGTGGTTTTGATTGATTATGAGGGTGTGGTTATTACCACAACTGCCGATTCGAGATTTGGAGATTTTTCATTGGCTGTGTTTGGTGTCAAAGTTCCTTATTCATGGTTGGCAAAAAAGTCAAAGATATGGTGCGAATACCATAATTCAGCGTGGTCTGTTTTTATCCTTCCGTCCGTAGACAGCCTTCCTTTTATTAAAGCAGAGGCATTACACGAGTCAATCGTTGACGATACAACTTTAGGCATAGACACCACAACTGGAGAAATTATCATCAAGGACCTTGGCGTATCGACAGCTAAAATAGAAGCCAAGGCAGTGACGTTAGCCAAACTGGTTGATATCACACGTGGCAGTATCATTGTTGGAGGTGCAACAAACTTACCTGTCGAATTATCAGCTAAAACATCGGCACAAGTGCTTGTGGGTGATGGAACGGATGTTAAATCAGTGGCTATATCTGGTGACGTTACCATGTCCGCAGCCGGAGTGTTCGCCATTGGAGCGTCAAAGATTCTGGCCGCCATGATAAAGGCCAAAGAAATTGTTGCATCACATTTATCGGATACTGCCGCTATCCTGATGACTCAGCTTGCAGCTTTGACGGCATCCAAAATCCCGGTGCTTAATGCAAGCGGATTTATCGAGGCCGGAACAGTAAACTCTGATAAGTTGTCATTCATTGATGTTACAGCCGGAACAGCCGAGGCGTCCAAGTCAATCGTACTGGATGCCAATAAACAGATAGATGAACTGGACATTATTGCACCGAAGATTAACGGAGTGGCCGTGGAAGCAACAGCGGCGGAGATTAATTACCTTTCCGGTGCCACAAGCAATTTGCAAACACAGATAAGTGCTATTGGAAATGTCGTGTCGTGGAGTAAAATACTTACCACTACGGTATTGACATCAACTACGCTGAAAAAAGCACATACCTCCGACAGCCAGGGCGGGGCAATCAACCTTACCTTGCCGTTGATATCAACAATGGAAGAAGGCCAAGTCGTTGAGATCAATAACGTTGGAGCCAACGGAACGACAGTATTAAAGAACGCATCCGACCCGTCCTTTATCAATAAGGCTGGTGGCGAAGTGTCCAGTATTGCACTTGCAGATGGTGTCAGCTCGAAATTCATTATTGACGGGATTTATTGGCGGCAACTTAGATAGGCATACGCACCTACAACCGCACCTATGAAAATCAAAAGGCCCTGAAACGTTAGTGTTTACAGGGCCTTCAGCGTATATAATGCGGAGAGACAGGGATTGGAAGAAATATATGATTTTCATTTTTTATTGTGTTATATTATATCAGAGGCTTTTTTTATTGTAAGTTCTATATATTTGAGGCTCAATTTCTACGAACATCATATATGCGATATGATAAATATGTCAAATTCTTTCTAAAAACCGCACCTCTAACCGCATCCAACTCCGCACCTGAGTCCTTTTACTTTGCAGTTTCTGATATTTGGAAAGCCTTATCACCACTGGCATAGAAAAATATTTATTTGAATTTGTAAAAAAGGCGAGAATCCGTTGTATCTTTGCATCAACCAATTCATCAGCTATGTTTACCTATACCTTAAAGTCGCCATCGGCCAAGTCCGAGACGCTTATTTTCTTAACCTGCTATATGAACGGCAGACGTGTTAAGATATCCACCGGCGAAACTATCCACCCGGATAACTGGAACAAGGCAAAACAACTCCCACGGTCCAATGCTCCTTCAGCGGCCACTCTGACAACTTACCTTGAACGGTTAAAGTCACGCGCCAGGGAGGTTCACCTGTCACTCAAAGCCGACTTTGCAAATATAACGCCTAATGTCCTAAAGACAGCCATCGAACGGGATATAAAAAATGGCGGCAAAAAGGAAACGTTCGTCCAGTTCATTGAACGGTTTATTGTTGAGTGTGCTGAATACCGGCCGGAAGGATCCATTGAGGTGTACCGGTCGATATTAAAACTGCTTAAAGGGTACAATGGCCCAAAAGACTTTGGCGATATCAACGATGAATGGTTTAAGAAATACCAAGCGTATTTGGAGCGTACTAAAATGGCCGACGGAACCATAGGCGCCGGGATAAATTATATCGGCAAGAATGTCGGAGTGATACGTGAATTAATGACCGTGGCGAAAGACCAGGGACTACACCGCAACACCGATTATAAAGGTGGAGCATACACCAAGCCAAGAGAGGATGCGTTCACAATATACCTGACGGTACATGAGCTGCTGAAGATGTACGTGATTAACCTGCCTAAGAAACAGTCCATCGTCCGCGACAGGAACATGATCGCTGCATTCACGGCACTGAGGTTTAGTGACAGTTCAAAGATTACGCCCAACAGCGTCCGTGATGGCCTGATGTGGGATAAGAACCAGAAGACCGGCGAGGATGTGGTTGTACCGCTGCATTGGGTCGTCAAACAAATACTGGAGGATAACCCGGACGGACTGCCACCAGCTCCGTCGAATCAGTCCACCAATAAAGCGTTAAAGGCTATCGCAAAGAAAGCCGGGATAACTGACAATGTTCAGGTGACAAAGACTAAAGGCGGTAAGCTGGTAACGACGGTGGTTAATAAGTATGAATTGGTGTCCAGTCACACAATGAGGCGCAGTGCGGCCAGCAATATGCTCAAGGCCGGGATACCTCAGAAGGCTATAATGATGGTTGGCGGTTGGAAAACAGACGAATCATTCCGCAAATATATCCGTATCGGCAAGGAAGAAAACGCGCTTATGATCCAGGATCACTCGTATTTTCAGGAGGGTTGACCGGCTTACGTATCATAAACCTCAGATCGTCCACATACTGCTCCAGTGTCTTTATCTGGTGATCTTTCTCCTCACACTTCTGGCAAATATGGCTTGTGTCCACCGGCGGATGAGATAACTTCTCAGAAGCTACGGTACACATATCCTTATACATTTCCAGCGACACGTCCGGATTGAATATGCCATTCAGGTCCGCGCCATGCTTTGCCATCCACGACAGATAGTTATTTGGGATAAATGTCGTCTCGCCGCTTTCCATCAGTGAAAGTTGGCTCTGATTATATTTTGCCTCTTTGGATGCTGCAACCTGCGTTATTCCTAACGATTCACGGGCTGCTTTCATCTTCAAATGTATAATTGTCCCCATTGTTAAAAACTTTTTTTGTAAAAACTTATATTTTTATTTGGAAATTCAAATATCAGGTGTATATTTGCCAAGTATTTTATTTGTTATTGTAATAAACATAATGTCAAAGATAATGATTGTAGACACGAAAAGCAAGAAAAATAGTATCAGCAAGGTTCTGCTTACTGAAAGACAGGCGATTAAAAATTCACGCAATGCCAATATATTAATAAGGTATAAGCAATTATCCGGTGCCATCGGTGAAATTGTTAAGGTATTGGCCGGTGAGTTTGATATGTCTATCTCGGCCATACGCTGTGTGCTGAAACGCAGTGGTGTCATAGGAATCCGCAAATATTAACCTAAATCAAAATAACTATGAGGACATTTTCATTTATTATGCTTGGAATATGTGTTATTACAATAGCATATATTTTAATTTCAGTAACTCGGAAGGTTGACAGGTTCCGTAGGACGGCAACCGTTTACACTCCCTGCGAGTTTTTCATTGATGAAGACCTGGTTTGGGGCATCATCATCGCAGACGACAAGGACACAGTAGTTATTAACTCAGTCTGGGGGCAGTACGAAGTCCTGAGATCCCAAATCTATCCGGCATGAAGACGATTCATTTCATTTACGAGAGTGGGATATTATCGACACAGATCGGTAAAGTCCTGGTGGCATATTACGAGTTGGAGAAGAAAGTACGCGTTGTGAAAATTGAGGATGGGTCCATCCTCAACGAACACGACTTTATCTTCGACCTGACGGAGTTCATTGGGAAAATTAATGCTTATGATGTAATCTGTAACCATAAATGATATTACACGACATCACACCCGAAGAACTGTACTCCACGATTCGCAAAATCGTGCAAGAGGAAATGACTAAACGCTTCGACAAGCCGATCACCAAGGCCGACGTATGCGATATCCTGGGCGTGAGCATGGCCACAGTAGACCGGATGCTTAAACGCGGAGATTTAAAAAGCATCACACCCAAAGGGCAACATCCAAAATTTTTACAATCAGAAATATTAAAACTAAGCAAATGAAACAGGAAACCCTCAACATCAAGTGCATCCTCCGGGATGATGAAATGCTTGCTATCAGCAAGGAAATGTCCGAACACCTGAACAAGAAAAAGGAAGCAGAGGACAATCTGGCACAGGTCAAAGCGCAGATCAATGCCGAAATCAAAGGCCACGAAGCCTACATTAATAAGGCATCAACCATAATCCAGGCCGGCTCAGAGTTCCGAAACATCCTGTGCGACGTGGTAGTTGACGAGGCCAAGAATGAAGTGTACTGGATCCGCCTTGACACCAACGACATTGCACAGAGGGAGAGTCCGATTCCGACAAGATATTTACAGACAGATTTAGGGTTATGAAAAGCCAAGCCAAAGTAAAACAGCAGCGCAGGATAAAGAATATTCCGAATTACTGCGACAATCCGGACGGAAGAATAGCCAGAACGAACCTTGACCTTATGAAAAAAGGCATCATTGAAATGGCAAGTAACCGACACAGCCGGAAGGGAATCAAAAAACAGGTGTCACGAATAATGCAAAGGAGTGAGGCATGAGAATCGAACTGAAAAAACTAATCCTAACCAACTTCAAGGGTGTAAAATCCCTTGAGGTTGAGTTTAACCACACCAGTAACATACATGGTGAGAATGGATCAGGCAAGTCAACCATTTTTGACGCGTTTACATGGCTCCTTTTCGGTAAAGATAGCCACGACAGCAAAGACTTTGAGATAAAGACTTTGGAAAATGGCAAGGCTATCCCGATGATCGACCACAGTGTTGAGGGTATTTTGACCGTAGATGGCACAGAGATCACGTTAAAGAGGGTTTACCGCGAAAAGTGGACGAGGCGTCGAGGCAGTGATACTTCGGATCTTACGGGCCATGAAACGCTGTTTTATGTCGATAATGTTCCGCAATCTGCCACAGAATATAAAAATAAGATTGACGGTATCGTCAGTGAGTCCTTGTTCAAGTTACTGACTTCGACTTTATACTTCAACCAGATGAAGTGGCAGGATCGTCGCCAAGTCCTTGTCACCATGGCCGGAAAGATTGAGCTGAAAGAGGTAATGACTTCGCTATCCAAGGATGTTCAGTCGGATATCAAGGCGATCATGGACCGTGGCAAGAAGCTGATTGAATATAAAAAGGAGATTGCTGTGCTGAAGAAGAAGCTGCAAGACGACCTGAACCTGATTCCTTCGCGCGTTGATGAAGTGAGGCGCGCCACACCGGATCCGATCAACGAAAGTGAGATAAAGGCAGCGATTAAGTCCAACCAGAACAGTATATCTGAAATCGAAAAGACGATTGAGGACCAAGTGGCATCGTATCAGGAGCAGGGAGAGAAGGTGCAAGCTGCCCAGACTAAGATTTTCGACCTGAAGAAGCGCCAACAGCAGATCGCGTTCGAGATCCTTACTGACTGGCAGACGAAAGAGAACCAGCGCCAGATGGAGGCGAACCAGGCTGCCGGGAAACTGAAGAACGCGCAGACGCAGCTCAAAGCACTGGAACTGTCCAAGGAGTCACTGGAGCGTCAGGTAGCATCCGAGCAATCTATCATCAAGCAGTTACGTGACAAATGGGGTGCGATTGACGATGAGGTACTAACGGTTGACGAAAGTAAACTGTCATGTCCTACCTGTAAGCGTCCGTTTGATGCAGACAAAGCCTTCGAGGTACAGAACAGTTTAATGGAGAATTTTAATACCGATAAGCGTTTACGGCTATCTTCTATTTCGTCAGAAGGAAAAACACATGCCGATACGGTTACGAGGTTAACCACCCAGGTTACAGATGTAGCAAAGCAGATTGAGCAAGCACAAACAGAAGTAGCAAAAGCCGAAGAAAACGTAAAGGCCGCAGGCAGTTCCGTACCGTTACCGAAGCCGTCAGTAACAGATAATGTTGAGTTCAGTAGCCTCAAGGATATGATCGACAAGTTACAGTTGTCGATACTTGAAGTACCTAAACTGGATATCGACGGGTTGAAACAGCAGAAAGCGCAGTTCCAGGTTGTAATTGACGACCTGAACCGGCAGCTTACCGTTACGGATGTAATCAAAAAATCCGAAACCAGACTTAATGAACTGCTTGCAGACGAGAAGAACCTTGCACAGCAGATCAGTGAGTTGGAGCGTCGTGAGTTTGCCATTGAAGCCTTTACCAAGTCACACATGGATTTAGTGGAGGCCAAGGTGAACGGGATGTTTACGATTGTACGCTGGAGGATGTTTGAGTCTCAGTTAAACGGTGGCCAAGCTGAAACATGTGAATGCCTGGTACGTGGCGTTCCGTACTCTGACTGCAACTCAGCCGGGAAGATCCAGGCGGGTGTTGATATCATAAATGCGATGTCGAAGTACCACGATACGTATTGCCCGGTGTGGATAGACAATCGTGAAAGCACCAACGAAATACCTGAAACACAGTGTCAGGTGGTGAACCTGGTGGTGTCGAAAGATAAAAACCTTGTAATAAAGTAAGGTATGAAAAAGCGCGAACTAAGAAATTATATCGCCGAGGTGGACTCAAACCATGGCGAATTGATACGCCAACTGACTGAACGGATAGCCAAACTTGAACGGCAGCCGGTGAACGTAGGCCCTCCCAAACAGGTGATCGACATGATCAACAATCCGGGAAAGTACGAGGTGAAGTTTATCGCCGACAAGCCCGAAGAATCAAGAAATAATATCATCAAGAGGTACGAATATGTTACGGCCGAACGGACTTTCCTGAGTAAGCAGTGTCCTGAGTGTAGCGGTGAACTGATACATAATGGATATAAACCAGGAACAGATGGCTGGGTTTCCTACTATCGGTGTACAAAATGCAATAAAAAGTTCCAATTCGAACCGTCCGATATGGGCCAGACACTACCAAGCCTTGAACAAATTGAATCATTTAACCAGTAAATAAAATAAAATTATGGCAGACGAAAAATCAACACAGGTAATTAAAAAAGCTGAGACTCCGATGGTGGAACTTGTACTCAGCCGGGTAACAGAACTGGAATCGGTAGGTGGCCTTACTCCACCGCCCAACTATTCAGCTTCTAATGCACTCAGGTCAGCATGGCTGATGCTGAACGAACAGAAGGACAAAGCCGGACTCCCGGTGCTTCAGTCGTGTACCAAGGAGTCGATTATGAACAGTTTATTCAATATGGTGGTTTCTGGACTCAGCCCAATGAAACACCAGGTTGCGTTCATTCCACGGGGGAACAAATTGGTAATGCAGCGCCAGTACGCCGGTTCACTGGCACTTGCCAGAAGGTTTGGGAAGGTAGTGGACGTGAAGGCTGTTGTCATTTATAAGGAGGACAAATTTGAGTACACGCTTGATCCGCTTACCGGACGTAAAAAAGTTATCTGTCACGAACAGAAACTGGAGAACATTGCCGAAGATAAAATTCGTGGTGGCTATGCCATTATCAGTTTCACGGATGGCACCTACGACATGGAGCCAATGACAATAGAGCAAATCAGAACGTCATGGGCGCAAGGCATGGGAAATCTGGCAGACAAAGGCGCAGTTCACAACAAATTCGCATCATCTATGGTTCGCAAGACTTTGATCAATGCGGCCTGTAAGGTGATCATTGACTCATCTGACGATGCAGCATTGTTTGAAAATTCAGACGAGGAGGAAAAGCCAAAGTTTGACGCCACTCAGATGGCAAACTCACAGCCTTTAATCTCCATGCCCGAAGAACCCGTTCAACTCGCCGAGGAAGTACCTCCGACAGAACCCGAACCGGAAGTAAGGCCGGAGCCGGAAGTGGCCAGTAAGAAAACCAAGAAAACACCGGACTTCTGACATGAAAGCACTGATATTGGTTTTCGTCCAATCAGATAGAAGTGGATTCAAACTGCTTCGGGCATATACAACTAACGAAAGAAAGTTGGCGGATTTAGACCTTAACATGATGCGAAACACAGATACGTTTGGTAATTATGAATTAATTGAATGTGATTTTGTAAGCGATTTATGAAACTAATCTGTATCGGTAGCGAATCTTTAGGTAACTGTTACATTTTAGATAACGGGCAGGAGGCTTTAGTCATTGAGGCTGGCCTCCGCCCGGTTGAGGTGAAGAAGGCGTTAAAGTGGAACATATCTAATGTGCGAGGCGTGATCATAAGTCACGAACATCTTTGACCACTTTAAGTATGCACTGGACTTCGCTAAAGCTGGCATCGACGTGTATGCCACAAAGGAGACGCTGTACGCTTCCAAAGTCCAAAGCCACAGATTCCATCCAATAACGCCTATGACACCGTTTAAAGTAGCAGGATTCACGATTATGGCCTTTCCGGTGGTACACAACGTACCGACTGTTGGCTACCTGATCCAGCATAGCGAAATGGGACTGTTGTTATTTGCGACGGATACAGCATTTATAGGGAACCGGTTTGAGGGACTGAACCAAATTATGATCGAAGCCAATTACGACGACCCGTTACTCCACTCCGATCATGCCGTTGGCAGGCACATGAGCCTTGATACGTGTGTTCAGTTTATAAAGGCCAACGACACCAAAAAAGTACGAAACATTGTGCTGTTACATTTAAGCAGTGGCAACAGTGACGCTAAACAATTCCAGGAAACAGTCAGCCGTGAAGTTCCTGGGGCTAACGTGTATGTGGCTGATAAAGGATTGGAAATAGAACTAAAAAAGGAACCATTTTAAAAATTAAATCGTATGGCAGACAAAAAATTTGAATTAAAAGACGGGCAGTTCACGCTGCACAAACAGGATCCAAGCAAAAAGAAAAAAGAAAGCAGTCCGGACTTCTTCGGATCCGCAATGATCGACGGGACGGAATATCGCCTTTCAGGCTGGGCCAAGATGAAGAACGACGGCAGCGGGACTTATATCTCCGGGTATATCTCATTACCGCAGGAACAGACCGCAGCTCCGGCCGAGGCAGTGGATGAGTTTATGACGACTCCGGCGATTGAGAAGGCCAAGTCACAGCCGGAAGAAGCAACGGACACTGAGCAATTGCCCTTTTAACCATGAAAACACTCCTGATGTTACTCCGGATGGCTTTAGTCCTGTTTTTGTTCTTCGGGACAATATGGGTACTTGAGCATCCGGAGTTGATCGGATCGTGGTGGGCTAAATTTCAAAAAGGACAGTTAATTGAATTTAATCACCGCCCATGAAACTCCGCCTCATCACCTCCAAAGCTCACGAAAACATGCCCTGTGGAATACGGTTCTGCAAAGCAACGGAGTTTTGGCTTAATTCCATCGACATCGTGACGTGCTGGGGCAGGAACAAATATTGGATTTCAATTTATTTTAAGATATGGAACTAAAAACAGCAATAATTATCCTGAAAAACCACCAGGATTGGAGGCGAGGAGCAGAGATAGAGCCAACTGATCCGGTAAGCCTGGGCATCGCAATAGATACAGTACTTGAAATCGTAACAAAATATCACGAGTTGAACCAGCTTGAAGTTCAAAAAAACAAATACACCATAACGGCACTTGACGATATAGTCAGATGCCATTTAGAATCATTATCAACCAAACAAATAAAGCCATGAAAACAATAACAACAAAATTCCTTGTATCTCATAACGCCTGTAAATCAGGCATGGTGTGGGTAACAGAAAACAAATTAATCGGAATGCCTGCAATAGACTTTCTGAATAAACTGATTGAAGCTGATAATCTGGATTGGGCGAATTGGTTGATAGTTCGTGTTATGAACAAAAAGCAGAAAGTCCAATATGCCATATTTGCAGCTGAACAAGTCATTGATATATACGAAAAGAAGTATCCTACCGACGACAGACCACGAAAAGCCATTGAAGCGGCAAAAGAATATTTGGCGCACCCATCTGTAAAGAATAAAACTGCTGCTGATGCTGCTGTTTATGCTGCTGCTGCTTATGCTGCTGATGCTGCTGATGCTGATGCTTATGCTGCTGCTGCTGCTGCTGCTGCTGCTGCTTATGCTGCTTATGCTGCTGATGCTGATGCTTATGCTGCTGCTGCTGCTGCTTATGCTGCTTATGCTGCTGATGCTGATGCTTATGCTGCTTATGCTGCTGCTTATGCTGCTTATGCTGCTGATGCTGATGCTTATGCTGCTTATGCTGCTGCTGCTGATGTAAAAACACAAATGCGATTAACCATACTGAATTACGGATTAACATTGATAAAGCCATGAAAACAATAACAACAAAATTCCTCGAATCCCATAACGCCTGTAAAGCAGGCATGGTGTGGGTAACAAAAAACAAATTAATCGGAATGCCTGCAATAGACTTTCTGAATAAACTCATTGAAGCTGATAAACTGGATTGGGCGAATTGGTTGATAGTTCGTGTTATGAACAAAAAGCAGAAAGTCCAATATGCCATATTTGCAGCTGAACAAGTCATTGATATATACGAAAAGAAGTATCCTACCGACGACAGACCACGAAAAGCCATTGAAGCGGCAAAAGAATATTTGGCGCACCCATCTGTAAAGAATAAAACTGCTGCTAAAACTGCTGATGCTGCTGCTACTGCTTATGCTGCTACTGCTACTTATGCTGCTGATGCTGCTGCTGTTTATGCTGCTGATGCTGCTGCTGCTTATGCTGCTGCTTATGCTGCTGCTGCTTATGCTGCTGCTTATGCTGCTGCTACTGCTTATACTGCTTATACTGCTGCTTATGCTGCTACTTATGCTGCTGCTTATGCTGCTGCTGCTTATGCTGCTACTGCTGATGCTGCTGCTGCTGCTGATGTAAAAACACAAATGCGATTAACCATCCTGAATTACGGATTAA